TTATTGTCTTTCCTTGGCTCTCATTTGAGCTACCCATAAGTCAAGGACTTTTCCGCTAGGAGCATCAGGGTCACACATATAAGCTTTAGCAATCTTGACAAGTGTTCCGGTATCACCGCTGAACACTGCACCATAATCACTATACACCATATTCAGCACATAATACCAATCAGCTTTATGCTTAATATTATGTTGCTCTGCTAGTTGATTGGTCTGCTCATACGTCCAATGCTCACCATTAGTGCCATCGGTGTTCTGCATCTTACTGACAGCCAACTTTGCGAGTGCTTCATCGAAATGAGGACCATAAGCTACACAGTGCAAGTCATACAACGTGCGATAAAAAAGGTCTGGGCAATGCATCTTAAGCTTTTCTAATGCACCGCAAACAATTTCTTCCATTGCTCTCTCTTTTGTATCATCACCTATAATCTTGTTCCAATACTCTTTATAGGAGTGCATAACTACACCTCCTTACGCAAGTTTAACCACGCTAATAGCTGCCCTGTTAATTGTTGCCGCTGCCGTTGCCTGTACCTGTAAACTTGTTATGTTGTTTACTGCACAGCAAGAAGGACGAACACGAATCAGCGTAGTAAAGGAAATATTCACATCTGTGTCAGCAACGCCAGTAACAATGCTTTCCGCACCATTAATAACAGAAGATGTGCTTTCCGTGGTACTCAGAAGCTGTAAGCCAACATTGCCAGCAGCAGCAGGAACAACATCAGCATTTACACTAACAAGGTATAAACCACGGATAAGGCTAACACTAGAGCTGCCAGCAGGATGTTTAATAGCAACGCCAGTCAGAAGATTATTAATAGGAAAGCTAACAAAAGCATTAGCTGCAACAGATTGAGCTGCCACAGCAGCAGCGTTCAAAGAAGATTTTTCGTAGCAAATCATTTATTTTCACCTCTTTACGCAATCAAGGTATTTTCTTGATACCTTTAAATTTTATCGTTTTTTAAAGCAATAGGGACGGCGCGCACCGTCCCTAATACAGTGCAGTTAATGCACATAACTTATTTTTAGCCTACATTATAAGCGCAGCCACAAGCACCAGCTACATTGGCAGCGACACTTTGATACGGACTAGACGTAATATAAGCAGGTTGAGGATAAGGTCTCAGCGTACCGATAAGGTTTGCACTCTGAGCCTGTTGAGATAATTGGAAATTAGCGGTCTGCAAATCCCTATCTCTATCTGCAAGTTTATCTCTCAAATCTTGAATCTGATTAGCTACCATAATTGCCCTGGTCTTTTCTCCGTCCTCTTTGACGGCATTTACGATAGCACAAGTATTTTGTGCATTTTCGTAACGTACTGCGTCAATATTTCGGTTAGTTTCGTAACCAAGAGAAGCAATAGCTTGTTTTTGCTCGCAGCAGCATTGCTGAGCGGCAAAACGATTTTGTGCAATCTCGCTGCCGAGCTGATAACCAGTCTGCATAATGTCTCGCTGAACACCGTTAAACCCATTCAGCATAGTGCTGTTCTGAGCGTAAAAACCATCACACAAGCCATTCTGAACGCCACGAATACCGTCTTTAATATCCTGCATGGAAAATTGGTCTGCAATCTGATCACGTGTCATACTGCCATTCGCAAAGATTTCAGCACCCATGTTACCACGGTTATTCCAATTACCGCCCCAGCCACCCATAAGAGCAAACAGGACAATAATCCACATAAACCACATACCGCCGCCCCAGCAATCACCATAGTTGTTGTTTCGATTCATATCCATTACCGGAACAATGTTTGTACCTTCCATAATTTTTTCACCTCCGAGAAATATATGCAAAGCTTCATTGCGCGCCTATTGAAGCTTTAAGCCAAATTGATTTAAAAACTGATTAAGCTGTTCATCGTTCATGCCTTTTTGTTTGGCAAGATTCCTCACAAGAGTTTGCATCTGCTCTGGCGATTTACCTTGCCCCATCTGCATCGCCCTACTCATTAGTGGATTTTGTCCTGCGAACTGTTGCATTAGTCCCATTGGATTTCCTGCCTGCTGCACCATCTGCATCATCTGGAATATGTTCATCATTCGTCATTCCCCCAATCTGTTCTTCGAGCTTTTCAATGCGTCTTTGCAATGCCAGCACTGTGTTATTGTCAGCGTAGGCAGGAGCTTGCATACCACCGTCCTGCTGAAGCTGATAAACTCTAAAAATCGGCAAGCCGTCCATGCCTATAAGCTTTTCATAAATTTTTCCTTCGGCAGGAGCAGGAAAATATGTACTCGTTCCGTCAAGGTCAACTTGCGCTGCTCGGGCTTCTTCAATGCTTGTAACAGGTCTGCCTTTGATTTGCTGTACAGGCTGATAAGCATTTGGCTGCGCAGGTGGCATCATTGTCGGCATTGGTTGCTGATACATTTGTTGTTGTTGCTGTTGCAGATTAGCTAACCTCTGTTGCATTTGCTGTGTAGCTCCATAAGGATTGTAATAATTTCCGTACATCTTTATCACCTCACCTATATTTTAAGTGGTAGCAATAAAAACAATCCCTAAAGCTAAAGACACATTCTCCTATGCATTCGGACATAATTTAGACACGATTCAGACAGCAAAAATGAGCAAAAAAAAATAATCCCCATTAAGAAAAGCTTTTACACTTCTCTTAATGGGGATTACTTCATTTAGAAAGCACTCGATTAATAGCCTTATACGCAGTGCTTATTTCTCTGTCAACAGTTTTAGTGGAGATGTTCAACTCCATTGCGATTTGGTAATTCATTTTACCATCAACAAATTTCATTTCACAGATTTTCGTTTGTCGTGGCGTTATCTTCGCTTCGTGAAGCACTGCATAAAATGAGCGGCGCGAGCTTTCTGTCATCCATATCCTCGCGCTTTTTAGCAGCTCTTTCATTAAATCACCTTTTCAGTACATAAGCAAGTAGTGCAATCAGACCAATGTTGGCAAGCAACATACCAGCCATGATATAAAACTGCTTATCAATAATCCTTTTGTTTTCAGCAAACAACATTGTCACTACGCCAGCAGGCAAAACTTCCTGCTGAACGGTTTCTTTATCCATCATCTTATCACCTCAATATAACGTGTTCATTAAACACATTATATCACATCAGCAAACAGACAGTCACTAAACAATTTAAGCAAACATTCCGTTTCACTTTAATTCTTCATTGCGGCATATAGTGCGCATCCTGCTATTATGTATGCTATATTGCGCTGTTTTTTAATTCGCTGCTGTTTTAGCTTGTACTCTTTTTCTAGCTCCGCTAAGGATTGATTGGCATTCATCAATAAGCTCTCCTGCTCTTTGACTTTGATTTTCAGCGTCAGACAAAGACTGTTCAGCTCGTCCGACTTCTTCTCTAGCTCCGCTAACTTCTTGTCTGATGTTCCCAGCTGTCCCTTCGATTGCGTCAGCAGTTTTTTGTAATTCTCGTTGATTGTTTTTAGCTCCGTCAAGTTGTTGTTTAACTTCTGATATTGTTGCTCCGTCAGAACGTACTCCATTGGCTCGTCCGAATACCGGGGTGAACCAGCCAAAGCGGTTAGCGGCATAAAAAATACCGCAAGCGACACACACGCCAGTGGCAAAAGCAATGACAATTTTAGTTTTGCTTGTTTTATCATTATCCATTATAACCTCTTAGCAATACTGATATTTGTAAAATATAATAAACCTCGTCAGACGCACAAATTTCGCCTACAAGCGATTTTAGATTCCGACACGATAAATCATGAGCGGCACTATTTTTAAAACGCTTGTAGGCGATGCAATTTGTGTGTGATTTTTGCCCAAAACCGTTAAATTATAGCCTACTTGTAAGATAGATATTCAGAATGATTTTAGAGTGCAAAATAATGATGCAACGCACCCAGTACAAAACCTACAACAAGACCAATAACAAATTTCTTGTCAATAACAAATGCTTTCAGTTCTTCCATTGTATCACCTCCAATCATTATAAATGCGTCACCGACTATTACGCAAAAATTACCAGAAAATGCTACACGTATAGGAGAGAATAACTAAACCTCTTGTCGGTGACTATATCTAAAGCATGAGCTTTAAATCATCTTCCATTGCCAGCTTCACCATAGGCAGGAACGCCATAAGGCGTGGTTAAGTCAATGCCAGCAACATACTCATAAGTAGTACGTGCTCTGTTGGCATAACCTGCTCTATACAGTTCGCCAACATCAGCAGCAATCCAATAATAATTTTTAAACAGTTTGTAGAGTGCTTCCAGACTGCGCAAGTCGACATGCATATATCTGTTAGCCAGGAATCGTTTAACTACCCAAGTAGATGTAGGGCACCACATACCGGCATAGATAATGCAACGTGTATCGTCCAATGTTGGCACCTGCTGAAGCACTTCGACGTATTGCAGGCAGTCACGGGATAACTGATCTAATTGCGCCTGCTGCCCTGCGTCGCTTCTTAACAACTCTTTAAGCATCGGCAGTTCGCCGCTTGACTTAATATCAATATAGGTTCTGCCAATAAATTCTTCACCGCCGGGAATAGCTCTCAAAAGCTCATCGGCTCTGTTGCCCTCCCATTGGCTGACACCGATTGACGGATAAGCATAGGCGGTAGACTTTGCTACGCTGTCATAGCTGCCTTCGATTCCGGTTTTAATTAAACCTTTTGCAATTTCTTTTGCAAGACTTTGGCTCCAATCCATAGCTATCACCTCACTCACTTTTTAAGCAGCGGTTAGAAGCTTTTTTGTATACGTCCTCATACATTTCTTGCTTATCGCCGTTGTATGTATACTCAGCATAAATACCATCACCACTAACGGTCGTTGATAACAACGCTTTGTAATTCTGCAACGTCTTGCACGCCCAAACCACATAGACATTCTCCAGCGTAATAGGCTGAACGTCGTTCGGACCATGGTTAATGTTGTCGGATTGGTTATACCACTCCACTAATTTGTTTTTGCACACAGATTCAAAGTGCGCCATACCGGTAATAATCATAACTATCACTCCTTTAATTTCACTTCTTAATTTCACATTTTAGTTGTTTTGTTCAGTTGTTGCTTATCTTCTAAAATGTGTGTTAAATATGTGTCACTTGACTTTTTGCAACAACATCATTACACCTTAAAACCCTTGCTGCATCTAGCTTTCAGCGTTTTTAGCGAAAATTAGTCAAGTGCATTTTTGTAAAAAAGTCAAGTGGCGTTACTCAAAATTTACTCGTCATTCTTCACTTTCATTGCTTTAGTCTCTACATACTTGTTGCCAAGTTGCGCAAGCATAAACGATACACAAGCCATAGCAAAGGCTTCATAGTTGCCCCACGTCTTTACAAAAAACGCAAGGTAAAGAGAAATTACGCTGAACAAGATGAACGCCAGCACGGCACACAATCTGCCGATGCTTAATGTGTTTTCGTCTTTCTTTAGCATGTTAATCAATTTACGCATGACACTTACACTCCTTGCATTTTTCATCATGTCCTTTTAAGTCATAGTTCGGCAGCTCATTGAGCTGCTCCATCAGGCTGTCAATCACGCCATTATCGCCTAACGCCTCATAGCTTTTGTAGCAAGCGTCAATGCTTTCTTTGGCGTAAATTGGTATCCAGCCTTTATCCTGGACGTAATGATTATAAGCCTGGATAATTCTATCGCGAAGCAACGCTTGTAAGCCTGCCTTTAATGCATTATTTTCCTTCTTCTTCGCGCGATATAAAGCAAAAAGATAAGAGATAACAGCACCAGCAATAATATTTATTACAGTTTGTACAGTTGACTCAATCATAAAACACCTCATTCCTATTTGTTTTGTTACTAACACTTAAACTTCTAATTCAATATTTTCAATTTCTTCTTTAGTTGATGCAGCTCCCACTTTTTCTTTAGCTTTTCTATAAGCCTTATGGAGTTTGTCGCTACGTACCGCAACCTGTGCAATGATGCCACGCAGGTCAGATGCAGTTACTTTTACATCTCGATTGTCAGCGGTTGTCCATGTGAGTGTAGCGGAAGCACCTGCAACTTCAAGAGCAATGATAGCTGCACTAATTCTATCCCTAGCTTTGTCATCATAATCAAAAGAGTAACCTTGGTAGATGATAGGCTCAACCTCTGCCGTATCACGCTGGCGCTTTAACATCAAGATTTTGCGCTGTTTTACGTTTTCAATAGGTTCTTCCTCATGCGTAACTGTTACACCTAATTCTGCTAAGGCTTCATCACCAATGAAGCGAGGAATAAAAATACCTCCCTGCCCTAAGGCTTCCGAAAGCTCGTAAATGTTATTGTATTGTTTGTCTTTGTATTTATAGGTTGTATTCACGGCCCGCCTCCTTAGTTAAACACAATTTCGACTTTATATTTTTTCCCCACATTAGCAGCGGTAAACATGCTTGATATATTTGACGGTACACGTTGCACAAAGGTATAAAATCCTACTAAGTCACCTTGATATGATATTTTGCCTACTGTCAAATTAACAGTAACACCCGTTTCAAGCGGGGTGATGTTAAGGCTGATATTGCGACTACCGCTCGTAACACCATCCTCCTTAAATGCAACGTCAAGCCAACCGCCGTAATAAGACAATATTACCAAGGTTACCGCTCTACCATCATGCGTAACATTACCTGTAACCTCGCCATAATCGCCATTGTTGCGACTATACCCATATTGATCGCTCTGCTGTCCCATGGTCATTATAAAGGCATTATCCCCACCGCTGACAGCAGTTTTCTTTACTAGCATCAATCTATTAAGTCCCATTTAATCACCTCACGACAATGTACTTGCCTGTGCAACACTTGACAAGACACCGCTGCTACTTTTGATTAACATAATATTTAACAGTAATCCGTTAGCAGTTATTGCTAAATCAGTTGCGCTTCCAGCATATTTTAAAGTACCTGCATTAGTGATGCTCAGAGTGTAAGAGCCATTCGCAGTAATGTAAGCGGTAAATACGGTAGCATCACCATTGCTTAACAGCCCTGCTAACGTCGACATATCCAGCGTGAAGTTACCTTGTACGTTATATACTGCCACAGATGAGGACGGATTATCAGTAGCACCGCTAATGCGAGGTGCATTATAACTTTCAAAGTTAAATTTCATTTTTTGGAAGGTTTGTTTTCCCGTCCAAGTGTTAGATTCCGACGTACTTACCCCACCGCCTCCGCTAACAGTGATAGTTACGTTGCCATTAGAATCGGGCTTGGTATTATTTACGCTTTTAATATAACCCGCATCATTAGTAAATGAAGATACGTTTGTGGGGATGGCTGACTGTACAAACGCAGTTGTTGCTATCTGAGTGGTATTTGTTCCAGCTACCGCAGTAGGTGCGGTCGGTGTGCCACTCAGACGCGCACCACCATTCCAACCGTTTCCATTAATGTTACCAACTAAAACAGCCCCAGACTTTGTACCTGTTAGGCATTTGTAAAAATTCCAGTTTGGGTCGTATTCGTAAAAATCCACACTATCATGGCCAGAATAGCCAAAATCTATAGCATGATAGTAGGAGTTAGCGTCGCCCTCGCCCCTAAATTTTCTACACTGGAAATAACTGGTTGCATCAGTTCCTGTTTGAAAGTTTGAAGCGGTAATACTACCTGTAACTGTACCACCTGTCAATGGCAGATAAGTACTCAATGCACTGTTGTCTGCCTTGTTACTAAGTGCAGCACTAATGACTTTATTCTGTACCGGGTTAACCGATGTAGCTGATAGCTCACTGTCCACTGTAGCTGACGCAGGTATATTTGGCTTGTCTGTAAGGTCGTTGTAACTTCCACTTGTTGCCACCGTCGACAACCCTGTAATCATGCTGGCAGGATGTGTAGCAGGGTGCGTATAGACTGTATCCGTAAATTTAGCGTTGGCAGGCACAGAAGTTTCAATGGTGAAGCCGTTGACCTTGCCAATAAAGGTAGGAGCGGTCACAGCAGCTGGGAACGTAGCTTCCTGCACATTATTGTATGTATACAAAAGACCAGTCTTAGCCATGTTACTCGGTGTACTCCAGCCAACACCGCCAAAACCCATAATTTTAGTAATATTCATTGGAACGGCTGCAACACCAACACCTGTGCAACCAAAGGTAAATCTAATCAAACCATACTGATAAACAGGATTAACACCATAAGTTATTAAGTTAGATATATTGATAATATTCCAACCAGAATTACCAGCAAGAGCTGCATTATTAACAAACTTAACAAATTTAGTCGGAGTACTTTCTAAACTTGCTTCTACTATGCAATAGCACCCAGTACAGCCACCTGTCGACATGAAGATAGCAAATTTGTTCAATATAGTATAAATTCTAAAAGCATCAGTATCAATAGTGACCCTTAATAAACAATCAGTAGTTACTGTACCTTTTGTGGACTTACCTATAGCATGGGAACTTCCAGTAGTAAATAGTGCTGTTTTGACAGTATCAGAAGAACCATAATCTAACCAAGTATTACCTGCATCAGTGGAGTATTCAATCGTAATTCCGGCTGCATTACCAAACGCAAAACGATTAGCACCTAACTCTGGAATCATACCAGCATCAACAGGACTGAAACCATTAATTATGTTACGTCCGCCCCATTCAAGGTTAGCCTCGTATATTTTATCGGTTTTATTAATTTTGCCATCCAATGCCGCCTTGATAACCTTATTCTGCACTGGATTGGTACTGGTTGTCGACAGCTCAGCATCAATGGTAACCTTTTGCATCAGGCCTACAATAGGGTTGCCGTCTGAACCTGTTGCTTTGACTCCGTCTGCCAAATCGGCAGCGGTGACGGTATCACCAGTAAGGTCTACTAAGGTGTTACCGCCATATATAACTTTATTTACTGCCATTTTTTCACTCCTTATTAGCCGATAGTAACGGTCTTGCCGCCCTGAGCATTGTCGCTCTCATTGTAGGGTATCGGCTCTATGGTAACTTGTGACAAATAATTAAATCCCTGTGCGCTGTCGGGCAAAATAGTCTGCGCTGTTGTCTTAGGGGTAGCGGTCTTAGCTTGTACCTTGACACTCTCTGTGCCGCTCATCGTACCTGTTACACCTAAGATGGATACGCCTGCCCTGATGTTGGTTGCAATAATTTTAGCCTGCTCCGTGGTACTGATCGCTACCCTGCCTGCGCCGTCATGGTAACCAATAGGCACGGTGTAGCTATCAGCTTTTTTGCTAATCACGCCGCTAACAGCGCCATTGTTCTTCATCTCGCCTGTAATTTTTACGCCATTGACATAGGCTGTCTTTCCGGCGAGGATTTCTGCACCTGCCGCTGTCGCGTCGGATGTGTCGGCGTTAAAAGTACACGTACCTACAATCGGCGCACCACTTTTATCGTGAGCAGTATATGTGCTCAATATCTTATCTGCTGTAACAGTATCAGCGGTTAAGTCGATTAATGTTTTTCCTCCATACACTACTTTAGAGATGTTTTTTTCAGCCATAATTTACTTCGACCTCGCTTCCTATGTATGCCGTAATTCCATCGGATAAATTGGATGTTTCAAAATATGGAATTTTTTCGACAGTAATATTTTTTGTTAATTGTTTGTTTGCCGTCGGCAATATCTGCACTTCATGAGCTTCGGAGTGTACCGTATAAGCTCCGTCATAAATATCAGCACCGATACTCCGTGCTGACAACATCCCATGTAGGTTCCCTTTGTTCGGTGACAAATTGCCATGCAGCTCACCTTTCGCAGCCGTCAGCGTACCATGTAACCTCATTAGTATGTCACCTCCTCCATTAAGAGGAACTCATGCGGCGGAATAACTGTATCAACGTAGCCATCAGCACGGCGAAGCTCAATGTCATATACATAAGCTCCAAACGCTAACCCTTCGGTATCTGCTGGCTTAATATCAAGCTCACCATTAACGATAACTTTTTGCAGAACGATAGTCGGGTTACGTACTGTGCGACGAAGCGTAAATGTTAATACATCGCTGTCAGTCAGTTCAACATTCCTGCCGTTAATATCGGTGATGCTAATGTTAAAAACACCGCTATCACCTCTAATCATTCTGATATTGTTGTCATCAACTTTAAACACCGCTATCACCTCTTACAATTCTATATTGTTGAGTTCAAAAACAGTTTTGCAAGATTCTACTTCAGCCTGTTTTTTCCAGCCTGCTTGTTTACAATCTCCTATATGTATGCTTAAGTCAGCTAACCACTGTAACACTTGACTAGCACTAAGATATTGAATTGTCTTTTCTTTTTCTCCGTCTTTATAACCACGAACCGGGCACCCAATGGAATATTTTTTTGCAAATTGTTCCGTGTTTACATTAAGAGCAATGCCTTGCATTGTGATCTGCGTTTCTAAATCGCTGTCGTAACGCACAGGTTCTCCACTGGCACTGCTGACAAAACCTCCTGTTATTTTCGCTGCTGTCCATTCGTCAATTTGTGTAAGCTTTATAGTTTTAAATTCGTTAAATGTTTGAGCAGGAATTTCTACTACCTCGTAGTATTCACCTTTATCCTCAATAGTTGCGCCATTGGCATTACACCATTTAGCAGCATCTGCATAATTTTTGCCATCAAAATTCTCTTTAAAAAACTTAGTTCCTATCATTTTATTTACGCTCCCATCCGGCAACATACCAATATCCTGATACATTTTCACTAAATGCCGAACCACCTTGACCACGTCCATAAACCTTAAATGATGTAGTAGTTACTGTATCTACAATAACAACAGCAGACCCCCAGCTTGTTTTTGAAGTCAGGATAGTATAGTTGGTATCCTTCATAGGAACAATTAACGTAACAGCTTGGTTATACAGTGATGTAAATGTCCCGCCCTGTTCTACCCAACCGTTAGAGTATTTTTTATACCATGAAGAATCATCTTGATGCATTTCAGTTACATATCCAGAATTTTTACCCATAGCAACTAAGCTAATTTCGTTTTCCCCAATGCTGCCTTTATTGGTATTATAAGAATCTTCACTATCAAATACATTAATAGTATTCAAGGTCGATGTTGTCGCCATTTATTATTCCTCCTTTACAGGTCACTCACTGTTGCTGATAAAGCGTTTATGTCTTTGCCCCAGCTTAATGTAATGCCACCGTTAGCACCACTTGCATATATTCTCAAAGCATATGTTTTGCCTGCTGTAACAGCTACTACACTTTCTAATTCTTGACGGTCATTTTCGCCATCATAATCATTTTCAGAATAGCTCCAACCTTTACCCCAAGTTAAACCGCTTGAAGCATTAGCTACGCTAATAACATAGGACACATCTTCTCCAGCAGGTGCATCAGCAACATGAGGACTGCCAACACATTTTATCTTCGTTATATTACTAGGAACAATAAATTTAACTGTTTCATCCGTCGTGTATTTCGTGCTTCCACTCACAACAGTGCTAAATGCAGCAGTATAGGTAGCACCCTGGGTATATGTAACAGGCACATACAGTGTTTCTCCGTTATAGGTAACTGTAAGTGTTTCGCTTGTGCCTTTATTGCCCGAGAGATAAAAGGTTACACCACCTCTACCACTACTGTATGCTACGCCATTAATATTTACAATCTGTTGAGGTGGAAAAAAACCACCGTCTAAAGTGCAAGTTAAATATATGCCTACATTTTGAAGATGTGATAAGATATAGGGTTTATCTTTATATTTAGCCAAATAATTCTTTCCATTTATTTTTGCTATGCTAAACATTTTACCACACTTTCAATTTAATGCCGATGTTATCAAGTCCAAGGTTTGCTCTAGCCTGCGCAGCAGTTGTAGCTCCTGTACCACCATTAGCAATAGGCAACGCTCCGTTTGTATTACCTAAACCCAAAACATAACGAACACCAGCAACGGTAGTTTGTCCTGTACCTCCACCAGAGATAGGAAGAACTTTATATGTAGCATCGCCGCATAACGCCATATCCTGCTTTCCTGCTGTCGGAATTGGCACAAGTCCAGCTCTACCGGAACTGTTATATGTCGCTCCTGTCATGTTGGCGATATTAATATTGCCGCTAGAATCAGGTTTTATGTTATTCACAGAACGAACAAATTTGGCTTTAATTTGCCCTAAAAAATAGCTTAATCCGTCAAGGTCAATTAATTTTTGCAAGTTAGCCATTATGCCAGCTCCTTTGTAATCAAATTCTGAATTTCAGCTTCAGTTGCCGTCCCTAATTTGTACGCCCTCGGAATAACCTCCCATCTCACTGAGCCATCAGTATAGGTTGCTCCGAGTACAGCTTCTCGAAAATCCGGCTCACTCACAGCCGTGTCACCGCCAACAGTACATGCTAGAACAAGACTTTTAGGCAAATTGGGTGACAATACGATGTCGCCATTAACATAAGATGTATTGTTCTTCCGGATGTTTAAACTGTTAAAAAGGTACTGGCTTTTTAAATCGCTAACATTTTGCAATTTATTAAAGTATTCAAGCGGCGGCGCTTCTCCTTTGTCAAGATAACCCCAACCACGCAGGTAATCAAGCTCAGGCCAAGAATCAATCATCTCACCAATGCTTGCACTACTACCAAAAATCAAATCAAAAGTAGGCTGTTTCATTACCATTATTCAACAAGTCCCCCTTTCACTTTTATAATCCTTGCGAATGTTCCTTGATTAAAACCTTTAAACCTATAGGGATTTTCTCCGCTTCTACTAAACCCGAACGTATTTGTAGCATCAAAAGAATAGACATAAATCACGCCAATACCTGCGCCACGGATAATAAGGTTCAGTGCATCAATCAAACGGCTTTCTTGATTGGTTACTAAACGCCCTATTCCTATGCGCATTTTTGCGTTTCCGGCATTTACAGCGGAAATACGTTGAACATTAAAAACATTCTTTATGCTATGGATAGTGCTGACGCGAGAACAGTCTGTTGTATTTTTCTCAATCTTTGAGTTAACGGCAAGACGATAATAACGGTCGTTTAAATTACTGGACGTTAAATAGTTATCGTACATTCTGCGGAACGGAGCTTGTCCGAATCCCATGTTGCCATGATCAGGAAAACCGAAAAAATCCATTGCGATAGCATTTTCAACACGGCGAGTAATATCAGCGACTTCACCGCACATATCAAGCTGCTTGCCAACTGCCGTATCTGGCCATATCTGTGTCCTTATCTGCTCCCTTACTTTATCTATGCTGTCGAGTTCATTTCCGACGGCATTAAGAAAAGCTTTAATATTAGGCTTGTTGCGAAACTGGCTTAACAAATGGTTATACATTCTTTCGCTTGTAGTCATGGTCACAACTCCAAAGCTACAGTAACATTAGCAAGCTTTGTTACTGCCAGCTCATTACGTTCAATCGAAATGTTTTCCTGCTTATACGTCTGACCGTCTTTAGACACGCTGCACTCAATATAGCTAATGCCGTCAACGCCGCTGTAAATAGGACCAAGCAAACGCTGATAAATAACATCATTGCCCATCGACAGCTTGCTAATCTGTTCAAAAACGATATTTTTAATTTTATCGATTGCATCACCGGGTAAAATTTCTTCGTTATATTCTTTAATAATAACCTTGACATAAATCTGCACCTCATGCGGACGGCTAAAGCATACATCTTGCGATGCACCCTCACTGTCCTCAATGCGAACGCAAATATCACCGTTTGTATCAATGCCCAAAGGTGCAACATTTAAGATAGTGCGAGCAATAGCTTCTTCATCACCACCGAAAACAATAGCCTGGAAGGAATGAGGTTTTAAGCCATCAACTGTTTCATCAGTGCGGTTCTCATAAATTGTTACGCTGGTAACATCCTGCAATTCAAGCAACGCAGCCTTAATGCTTTCTTTCATTCCTATGCTGTTTCTGAATACAGCAGACGCATAACGCTGACGGACTTCTGATGCTGTTTCATAGTCGCGGCCTACATATGTTTCAGATTCGTTGCTAACAGAAAACCAGCCGTCATAATTCGTGTTGATATAGTTCACGCTGTTCAGCAAAGGCTCGATTGTTCCGTATTCTTCGCAGTCAAAACGAATAGGACTGCCAACTTGCGTTACTGTAAATGATTCATTAGGTACAACCACAGCTCCATACCGCCTGTCAGAGCGTTCAAAAACCAGCTTGCCATTAACCACATTGCCTTGCCATTTTGGGACGCTCTGTGAAGCCAAGGCAACGGCAACAACAAGAGCCGTTTCTCCTGCTTTTGCCGTGTACTTAATAACTACATCATTGTCAAATTGAACACTATAAACCTTGCCTTCTGCAGGTGCAACAACATCAAGCGTAACGTGTACGCAGTCATTAAGAGTGATCGTGCTTTCTTCAATAATATTCCATTTGTAGCCGGAAGCATCTTTAATTTGGCAGTTAGCAGGAAGAACCATTCCGCTGCGTCCGTAACACACAGCATAGAGATAGCTTGCCTGAGCTTTCTTGCGCTGTACATTGGTGTAAGCAAGCGTATTGTCTAAGCTGCCTTCGCTAGCACTAATCGGCGAGCGGTCATAATAATCACGCTCTAAAAGCTGCCACATCCGGTCAAGCTCAGCAGCATACACACCAATAAGAACGCCTATCATGCTGTTAGGCTGACGGCTGACTGTTGAGCCTAAATTTTGCTCCAAGCTTTTAAAAATATCTTCTCGTATCTCCGGCAAACGCTTTCTGACAAAACCGTTAACTGTTACTCCGTACTCCATAGCCTAAAACCTCCTTCCTTACAATCATGCCGTATTCAGTTTCCGCTTCATAGCTTAATACCATTTTTCGTGTAGCAGATTCAAAATCAATATCAATGCTGACCAAATTACTCACTCCGTCAACCTTTAAAATCTGCTCACGGAAAAGCTCTCTAATTAGCGTAAAATTAGGATTTTTAACAAGCACATAATCGAGATAAGGTACGCCATGCGTAACGTCCAAAAACCATTCACCCAAAAAAGTAAGCAACTGTATTTTTATCTGCTGTGCTACACGCTCAACATCATCAATGAACATTACATCTCCATTGAATGCAAGGTCATGTGTCTTTGCGTTTAAAGCAAGGTCAAGCATTGCCGACACCTCCTAAATAACTAGGAACATATATATCCAAGCCGTTCTCTTGAATTTGTGTAAGTAAGCCGCAATCAAGATAAAGTTTTTTAACAATCGCTTTCTTATCGGGTGTTTTTACAACATTACCTCTATCCTCCACAAGGCAGATGAAATCCATCTTGCTGTTACCTTGCCAAAACGATTCTGCATAATCATTAATCTGCGCAGCTTCAGTAACCCTAGCTGCCGAAATATCTTTGACAATAGCATCAAGCTCCGGCTGTTCAGCATCAATAATCTTTTCGCCAGCACTGCCTTCTGCCTGTGCCGATACTTCAGATGTAGTATATTTGATTTTTTCGGCAAGATTTTCTTTTAGCCATTCCCACGCATACCAATACGGCGTTAAATCAATACTGCCCACCTCACCATTGTATTCAATGCCGTACTTTTCATCATCTTTGCACTTCAACGCCGCTTTTGTCTGCGATACATAAGCACCACGAATAACAGCACGAACAGAATCAGACACACTATCAGCATTGCTAAAATAACTATCAATAGCTTTTTCAATCTGGATAAAATACGTCCATGAGCTTGTCAGTGTAGGAAACACCGCAATGCAAGACGCTTTTTGTTCCTCGTAGGCTCTCAAAACTTCTTCTTTTTTCATAGCGCGACTCCTTTACTGTGACGAACTCGTTGTTCCGTGATGGTACGAATGTGTATGCCCTATAAGGCTGATGCCGCCACCCTGCACATCACCTGTACAAGTTATCGTCCCTTGCACATTGATATTCCCGACAACATTAATCGTGTTGCCTGGTGTAAGGCTTATTTTCGTACCGCCGTTAATAACTTCCACGTTATCGGCAGAAATTGACTGGCTGGGCATCATGCCGACAAAACAGAAGCCATCAGTCAAATCATATTGTCGAGGATCATGGTTGTCTTCGCTACCTGCTCCTAGCCATTCATCAATGCTGCGTTCAGAAAAAACAATTAAGCAACTATCTCCTGCTTTAACTGGATAAGTTATCTGTGCCGCTCCTGCGTGAGGCATAAAAACAGGAACACCGTCGATAACAGGATATTCAAGAACTCTGCCATCGGAGGTGTATTTTTTTAACGTTGACTTCACGCTGGCAAGGCAAGTAGAAGCATCAAATGACAAAATTGTACCAGGCAAGCAGGTGTGAATGCTACCTATTTTTTGCTGCATAAGATTTTCCAATCCTTCCAGCGTATCTGCTGTTGCATCAAGGCTCATATATAATCACTCCTTCGGTACAATCTCGTACACTTCAAGCTCCGTATACCAATTCTGTCCGCTATACGAGCCGTTATGCTTTAAGCTTTCTATTTTAAACCAGCCTTTTATTTCCTGCGAATCAATATAAACCAAATCACCTGGGTTCAATACAGGCTGTAAAAGGCATTTAACATTCCAACCTGCTTTTTTATCCCTTTTTGGTTGGGTAGTCTTTTTACTTGTTTTTTGCTTTGCCGCTTTCGTTGGACCTTTAAGAAGTTTTTCAACGAAACCAATTAATCCGCTTTCAGGAGTAAGCTTTATAGCCTGCACATTGGTGTTACCGCCTTGCTTAATAATCTGCAAAGTGTTGTTTTGAATACTCCATTCCAAGTCAGTGCCAGCGCAAACTTTATCAAGACACTCACGTCCTGCACCGACAAAAGAAAAGCCATTCGCAAACGTCGTAAACTCGCAATCATCAGCATACGTTACTACAAGTCCCATATCTGCTGCCACATCGTCAATGGCTTTCTTTCTACTAACATCTTTAGCATAAGACAAGGACACGATACTATCACGGATAGCAACGTGCCCATCATAAAGCTTCATCTCTGTTACTTTGTCAGAACCGCTCATGTAGGAATAACAGTCAGTTACCCAGCCGATGAAAATTCTCTTTAATCCAGCGTCCTCGCTGTACCCCACTTCAAGGATACAGATTGTATCTGCTCTTTCCAATTTATCGGCAGTTGCTTTTGACAAGTTATAAATTTTCAGTGAACAGGAATTGCTTTGCTTAGCAAGACTTTTTGCAATGTCAAACTCAATCTCTAATCCTTGTTCTTTTGCCTTTGCTTCAATAACAACACCGTCCGAACCTTGTACGCCTAGAGTAATTTTATAGATGCGGTCAAACTGTGCCATAGTTAACCTCCATAAAATTCATCTTCTGTACAATACACAAGCGTTGCTGCTCCGCTTTGAAAATCATCTCTGCCAACACTTTCTTTGTCTGTTAACACAAGTATTTCTCCCCTTGGAGCATTACTTTTGTGATGGTTCATTAGTAAGGGAAATTTCGGTACAACACAAGCGTTAGCAAGAATTACATTGTTATTAGCGTCCCAAAGGTGCAATGCCCAAAATTGCCCTTCATGGTTCCAGCACATTCTTACTTTATATTTCTTGCCGTCAAAAGGAACGCTAAAAACAACATCATTGCCGTCAGCAAAATTAATCGTAATCATGTTACCTCCTAAAACAGCAAGCCTAATCCGCTTTTAATATTATCTACTCCGCCAGCAAGCCAGCTTTTATTTGTTGATGTTTCGCTTCCTAAAGAATCACTAATACTACCAAAAACGTTACTGCTAGGAATATTAGCAGAAACGTTACTGCTAGGAATATTAACAGAACCTCCGCCAACGTCAACAGAAGATGTTTTTGCTGCGCCTGCGTTCGCTGCTGTTTCTCCTGCGTTTTCTTCCTGCGAAGCAGTAACGACATTCTCCGGTATCGTTGTTGTCTGCGTTGTTACCTTAACAATCTGCTGAAAAGCTAAGTCAACATAAATAATGCTTTTTGACGAATCCTGCTTGCTCACCAGGCAAGATGTCATAACCATGTCGTCATACTTCTTTTCAGGACGAATGATTGTTACAGGCTCCTTTTTATCTCTGATTTCCTCTAAAAGCTGTAAACCGTTAGCAAATTTCTTTTCTCCCCACCCATTCTTATAGAACCACGTTACAGGAGCAGACGAAATGCCGACAGTCATTGTCAGCTTTAAAGGCTTGTTAACAATATGGTCAGCAATTTCAAAACCTGTTTCTACCGGGTGCCCTGTTACATCCTGATCGTAGGTGTATTCAAAAGATTTTACTATATCAACCTTTAGAGAACCAACTTGCGTAGGATTTTTAATGTTGTAACCTAAAATATCTGCAAGCATAACATTATCACTCCTAGTAATACTCGAAAGCAGGGTTAGAGCTATCGATTGCGCCGCTTAGGCCACCATTACTACGCTGAATGCCGTTTGCAACACCTGCGCCGATATCTGACGGAGAAGCATTGCTACTCGTGTTAACAGTAATATAATTGGTTTGGTTACCGCTATTGTTAACACTAGTAGACGCACTCATAGGCGTATACCCAACCTTGCCATAATAACTCAAATCATTAGGAGCAGCAGGGCCAGTGCCGTTAACGCCATTATTAACAAAATTGGAAAAGCCTTCTTTAATTGACGGCCAAAGAGGTCCACCAAATTTTTCTTTCAAGCTCTCTCCCCATGACCTTGCTGTTTCGGCAATCTTATCACCAAGTTTACCAAGCCAATCAATGGCAAGCTTAATAATATCAATGACGCGCATGTTACAGAAATCTTCAAATGCTTTAGAAACGGAATCCCACGCTTCCTTAAACCAATTACAGAAGTTTTGCCATTTTTCGCCCCAGCCAGTCAATGCACTGCCGATAACGCTATCACCGCCAGAGAACCAACGATATAAATCGCGAATTAGCTCACAAATAATCCAAATCCACGTAAAAATGGGAATAAAACGAATAGGACTATTTTCGAGCATAGTAAGAAATTCATTAGCCTTATTCTTCACAGCGTCAAAGTCGCCAAACCATCGTTTCATCATTGTATCAGCCGTTGGGTCAGTTATCCATTTGTAAAAGTCTTGAATAAGCAAGACAACAAATGCAATCGCTGCTGCGATTAAGAGGAATTTACCCATTATTAGCATCTGCATAGCTGCTCCCTTTCGCGTTTGGCTGTTAAACACTATTTGAGCACCTGTTGCCAGCATTAACGCATCTCTAACGGCAACAATCCATTTCGCAGCAGTTCCAAGCATCATTACAAAGCTACTCCATTTTGCCATGCCAAAAAGAACACCTGCATAAATCGCTGCAATTCGCAAACCCGAAATAAAGTTATCGAGATTGATTTTTTCAACATAGTCTGCAAATTTCGCAATGCTTTTTGCCATGCTGTCTATAATGCCTGTCTTATCTTCAAATTCCTTAAAGAACTTTCCAATCGCGTTTTGCATTTTGTTAGATGCCTGCCCGATAGTCCAGGGCATTTTACCTAACTCCATTTTTAAGCGGTCAGATTGCCCGCGAATAGCATTAAAAACATCTTGTGCAGTTAATTTGCCTTCGCTGCCCATCTGTCTTAACTGACCGATTGTTGTGCCCATGCCATCAGCAATAGCTTTTGCAAGTCTAGGAGCTTGCTCCATAATGGAGTTTAATTCATCACCACGCAACGTACCGGAACCCAAAGCCTGTCCTAATTGCACCAGCGCAGCTTCTTGTGATGAAGCATCACCGCCACCCAGCAACATTGCGTTTGAAACATCTTCGGTAAACAGCAAAATGTCTTTAGTGCTTTTCTTTAGCTCCTGTGCATTACGTGCGACAGATGTAAAAAGCTCGGCGGTAGAGCCGTATTGCTGACGAGTACGGCTTGCAATATTGTAAATCTCTTTTTGGACAGCTTTTGATTCCTGCTGGCTTTTGGTTACGTTGTTTACCTGACCTTCAATAACCTTCCATTCGTCAATCGTTTTAACGATGCTTCCAAGAGTTAGTGAAACGCCAGCAAACATAGCCAGACCGCTTAACTTCGAAAGTAAACCATCTACTTTACCGCCAGCTTTATCAGCAGAATCTCCAACACGTTCAAGTCCTGTTTTAACTTTTTTAGTTGTCTGCTCTACTTGCTTAACGTTCGAATTGTTTACCTTGAAGCCAATAGCAATAACTAGACTTCTCACGTCCACGGCGCATCAGCTCCTTTCTTTTTTGGGTGATCAAGATGATACTTCTGAATATCGCTCTGCATATCAAGCAGAGCATTTATTTTGCACAAGTCACCTAAAGTTACCGTGCCATCTTTAATTTCAGTGACTGTAACGATTTTTGCCAGCACTGGCCGCCAAATAAAAGATTCAGCGGTCAGCACTGGGTCAATCGTGCCAGGTATCTCTATTTGTTCGCCAACATCTCGCGGAATCCAGAGAGGTTGGGAATTAAATCGAAAAAATCCCCGAAATTTACCTCGATAATAAATTTCTCCAATTTCAGCATATCAACGAGCTTGCCGGTAAACAGCTCATTAATAACGTCTTCGGTTAACATAATAGCTTCTTCTTCACCCTTAATCTTTACGCTGACATATTCAGCATCAAGCAGACGTTCAGAGAACTGTGCCAGCACTTCACCATTAAAGCTTTCGCCTAACTGAGCAATGATAGCACCGACGTTAATCTGCGCTCCTAACAATGCTTCTTTCATGTCCTCAGTTTCGCCGTTCGGAGTAAACCCGTCTTTTAAAGCTGATGTAACAGCTCTTTGCAGGTCACCGTACAGCTTTAAGCCTTGTAGCGGTGGAAAAGCACGAACATAGAAGGTGTTCGCGCCAATCTTGCGATTTTTTACTTCAAATTTTACTTGTCTCATATTCTACCTCTTAACTATGTCCGCCAACTAAAAATGCTTCATCGGGGACAACAGCCATGAATACCCATTCGCATTTTCCGTCAGAAGCGGATTTGCCACGCTGAAAGTTTGGTTTTTTGACAATCCATGCCTGATCACTAACCATAACGCTGTCACCGCTCAAATCCTTAATAACCAACGGCAACAAGCCTGCACCACTTTGATTGTCTGCATCTTGAATTAAGCTTAACGCTGCATTGCTGGAGCTGGACTGCAACAGAGTAACAGTAACTTGCTTTAAGACAGAGGACGGGTCAATACTGCGGACAATTTCCTGGTCACAGCCGACAATAGCGGAAATTCCGTCACCTTGCGTTTCAACATTAATAAAAGTGCCTTCATCAACGCCAGTCAAGATAAGCGAGCCGAACAGCACTTTAACCTTCTTCGGATCGTATGTCTTTACTCTTGCCATTTAATTGTCCTCCTTTAAGCCTTTTGAATAAGGTTCTCATAAGTCAAAGAACCATTAATGTTAACAGCATGGATAGCACCTGCAAGACGTGCGGTAAACTTCACATCGTCAAGAACTCTTTGCGCTTTCTTGTTTGCGCTAATATTAGCAGCTTTAGGAACTGTAATGGTGTAGCCAAGATTTCTATTGCCATCATCATCATATTCAGTCGGAGCGATACCGCCACGGTCTTGACCAAGCTTTAACACTTTATTCAGCACACCTTCGACAAGCGCAATGCCAGCATCAGTGTACGGCAATTTCTCACGATTAATAAGCATTGCAAATTCTTCGGTTTTAATAGTTTCGACGAGCCAGTCACGGAAACGGATAACGTCAATCCATTCACCAGCACAAGTCTTGCCATTTTGAGTAATGCTGACATTCTCCGAGAAGTTTTCAAAGGTGTTGTAGTTTTTGGCAGTCAATGCAAGATATTCTGTTTCGGTTAAATCATCGTTTGTAATGCCGGAAAGCTTTTTATTTGCCCATGTTTCACCACCGGGATATACAGTAAAGCATCTGGACATTACAGCGGCTTCAGGAAATTCCTTTTCTGCTTCCTTATGATAAAAAATAAAAGTGCGATAATAATTTTTCGCTTTCAGTTTGCTGCCTGTATCTGTTGCAACGCCAGCTTGCAATGCATCAGCTTCGGCAACAGATGTGCCATACAGTTTTGTATGAGCTTCAACCCATTCTGCCATTTCCATAATTTTGGCAGATGTGCGGTCAGCATAGCACAAGCCATACCAATCATTGTCAGCAGCACAAATCTTATTCATATTATCAGCAACGGAGCTATCAGAGTTCATTCTGCCGATTTTAACCTTTTCATAATGCGGAATCTGGCTGAAAGCCTGTAATGCAGCTTTATACACAGCATCCTCAGCATTCCAACCTAAATCTAAAAGCTGGTCAGCGTCCGTAATGGTCAATACATACGCCGGAGCAGCGTGCTCATGTGCAGATACAATCATAAGTGTATTAAAGCCATTGGACGAAATACCTGTGGTGTTTAAAGCAATCTGCACATTGACTAATCTGTCGATATTTGCCATATTTTCATCTCCTTAATTTTCTAATTCTCCCATGATTTCAACTTTTACAATGGTATCGCCGTCAGCAGGATGTTCGTTGTTATCCTTGCCGTTATTCGTAGTGCCGTTTATTTCTAATTTGTTAAACCAGTCTGCACCCTGGTTAAGCAGCTCACGGCAGTACGAAACAGTTAAATCAACCGACGCTCGTTCCTGCCACGTTCTGCCATCCAATGAAGTTGTAATGTCTTGCACTTGCTCGACACTATTTATAGCCACATTTGCAGAATCATACAAATCAATCATATCCGGCATTTCTAGATAAAGTTTAAGCTTCGACAGAAGTTCAACAGCACCATCGCCGAGAGCTTGTATGTTTAACGTAGCTTCAATGATACCTGCATTGCTGTATTGTGCTGTTTCAGCTAAAAAAACAACCTCGTTACCTATACTGTGTTCAGACAGAAGGTCAACGACAATGTTTAGTTCATTTACAGCCGGAGGTTTCATTTTTGCTCTGCGAATCGGAATCGGATAATATATTTTTTGCAATACTGAAATAAAAAAATTCAGCACGTCAGTACGAGTATTAGCTTCTTTCAAAATTCGCTCACCTCTACTGCATAGGCACGATAATGGTTAATAACATCACTTTGAAAAATGTCGCTGGCCACTACTTCAAAAAGCTTTCCACGCCATTTAAAGCGGTCAGCCATTGTGTTTGTGCGTTGGTCATCAACATAAAGTTCATTGTCGGTATAGATTTTTACAGCTCTAGCCGTCCTGCTACCTTCAGGAAGCAACATCATTTCATTAGCTTTAAGCGGCTGCACACTGGCTAACACTTTAAATTCTTGTGGTGTAGGATACATATAGGTTCCGTTGGCAAGCAGTTCAGGACTGCCGTTGTAACGCAGGACAGTTATCAGCTTGCGAAAACTACTCATGATTACCACCTTTTCTTTCAATGACATAGCGAATTGATTGTCGCAGATGCCCGGTATCGATTAATGGTTTAGAGCTTTTTTTGCGCTTTATTGTAGCAGCAGAGTTCGGAACAAACGGTCCGTCGACAATTTTTCTTTGAACCATACCTTGCACAACATTGCCCAACTGATTAAGAGCAGCGTTTGTTCCTAGTCCAAATACAGCACCATTGGCAACACGTTGAATCATTTTGTCAATCATAGGCAAATTTTCATCATACGCAGAACGCAGGAAAGAACGTTGGGGCATATCGCCCAGTCCAAATTCATGTATCGCTGCAATAACAGCCAACGGCTGGTCAGTGTTGCGAATACTTCCGCCTTTTCCTCGCCGTACAGCTTTATCTTTAGCTTGTACGCCAACCTTGACCACAACGCCGTCAAGGTCTTTGTTTAGTGTTCGTATAATGCGGTTTAGACCTAAATCTTTATCTTCTACTCTACTCATAACGAATTATCCAATCTTGTTACTATCGGAACAACGCACATAGAGCGCAGACGTTTAAATTCAATGCCATAGTACGTCTTGTCCAACATATCGAAAGAACCCGACCTGTCACCATATGAACGCTGCAAGTCGCCTTCTTTTTCCGATGTTACAGAGCCTGTAATACCAACATCAGATGAGCCGTTTTCTCCATACTGCGCAATAAGCTGACGCAGGACAATGTGATGCGCCATAAGATAAACGAATGCCGTGACATACATATTGCCAAAAACATTTTCTGACAGCATAGGCGAAACAAGATTAATGTAGACTTCTAATTCTTCATCAGTAAGAATCAGCTCGGGGCAGATAACAGAAAAAGCTTGCTTTATTTTATCTTTAGTTTCCGTTAACATTTTTCTTTGCCATGTTTACAAAAGCAAAAATAACGGAATAAATATCTTCTGCGGTTTCTGCGCCCTCTACATTAATATTGTATTTCTTAGCGAAAGCAGTCAAAGAACGCTTGCTGGATTCAGCGGACAGTCCTGCAAGGTCTGCTGCCATATCATCAACATTTGCTTCTTTAGCATTGCCTTTCTCAACAGTAATCATTTGTTCTTTGATGTAGGCTTTTACAATAATGTTTTCGCCCCATTCATCACCAACGATACCGCACTGATCAGGCATGATATATTTACCGTCGATATTAATTACAGCTTTAGAGATGTTTTTAACTTTCATTCACTTTCCTCCTAAAAAAGAAAATGCCCTCTCATTCGAAAGGGCAGTATATAGTCAGATTAGATGCCAGAAGCCTTGTTCATGGACAGCGGATAGTAAATCAACACGCCAGCGGTACGAACCTCGCAGGGGACTTCAAATTCCAAGCCTTTTTGCTGAATAGTGTGCTGAGTGAACGGCAACGGAACTTCCAAGGTTTGATGGTCTGCATCCTTAACGTATGTAATCATCATATCCAAGCCGCCTACACCTGCACCAGCCAGCTCATTGGCTTTCAATACAGTTACATCCGGGTTATTGCGTTTAAACACAGACAGGATGGAATCTGCGACTACATCAGAATAAGGGGTAGAAGCAATGTAGTTGTATTGATCCGGCGGCAGCACCAAGGTATTAGGATTTTCTACGTCGTTAGTCTGCTTGCTAACAGAATTGATAATGCCGTTCATATCACGCAGAATCTGCACAGCGGTTTTGTCTTTGAATTTGGTAGAAGAACCAGTACCACCAGCACCATCGGCAGCAACAGTGTAGTGGCCAATGTTAGGATTATCCAGCAAGCCTACAACGCCATGTTTAGCATCACCATGGAAAGCAATGCGGTTAACATATTCGTCAAGAGCACGGCGAACAGCAATAGCCTTGCGAGCAGTCAACGGTTTTCTTGCCATAGCAGCACGGCGCAAGTCCTGCATGGTGTAGCCATACGCTGCACCGCCAGCAATAACTTTAGCAATGTGTTCTTCAGCCAGCACATCTACACGAGCAAAGTCGGTTGCATAGTTGGCGATAGTTTTTGCCATGCCGACAGAACCCAAGGACTGATAGCTGATAGTGTCGGCACCGGGGTCAACGTCGGAGGACACATCAAACAGTTTCAGCGCATTCAGATTAGCGAATTTCTGGTCATAGGTTTTTGCCTTTACAGCTTCGAGTTCTTTTGCGACAAAAATAGTATCGCCTGCGTCTTTACGCAAGCCGTCGCAACGCTCAATAACATTCAGGTCTAATTCATCATAGTGCATTTGAGTCATTACTATTTCACCTCTTCTTTTCTAATCAACCAATTTCGATAACTGCCAAGCCTGCTTTATCGCAGGAAGTGATAAATTTAGCACCGCAGCCAAGAGCTTCAATGGTGCCAGCAGCAACAGTATCTTTAACAAAAGTGCCGTCAGCAAGCTTCAGATGAGCTTCGTCACCTGCGTTAACCGCACCTCCGGTAGTTACCCATACACGACCTTTAGTTACAACAGGAACAGTGTAATTCTGCGGATAATATTTTTTGCCAGCTTCAGGCGGCTCAATATGAGTATGCAGAGTAACGCCGATAACTTTCGCACCGTCACCGGATGCGGACGGAGATTTCACCTGATGCTCTGCGTCAGTGCCACGGATAACGGCGCAAGCAGCACCAATACCGTCAGCTTCTTCAACAGCAAAGGAATCTACAGTATGAGAGGACAAATCATACAGCGCACCAGCAAAAGCTTTGTCCATGGTTAATGCATAATTAGTAATTGCCATTGTATTCACCTCTTTCTTATTCTTCGCCACGCATACGTGCAATCATGCGGCTACGTGCATCGTTAGCAGAATCATTCTTAGTTTCTTGTTTTTCAGCACCGCCTTTAGCTTTTGCTGCTTGATTTTTTGCGTTATCATTGCGAAGCATCTCTTTAGCAGCAGAATATGCGCCGTCAAGATAAGCATCAGACGCACCGTCAAGCTTAAAGCTTTCGCCAAATGCAGCTTTAACAATGCCTTCTTTTAATTCAGCGTTGGTCAAGCCATCGGTTTTTTCAACCTTAGCAATTTTAGCGGTTTCTTCCAGCTCCGCACGTTCCTGCATATCAGCCTTTACAGCTTCAACAGCATCTTTTACAGCTTTCTCTTTTTCAGCGTCAGCAGCATCAACTTTAGCTTTCAAAGCATCACGTTCTGCGGTCATTGCATCAGCTTTAGCTTTTAAAGCGTCAGCATCAGCTTTAAGAGTGGTATTTTGCTCTTTTACAGTTTTAAGCTCAGTGTTAGCAGTATCAAGCTTTACACGAGCGTTTTCTTCTTTGTTTTGCAGAGAGTTGACATAGTTAGCAATTTTTTCGTCAACTTCAAAATCAACAGAATCAATTTTAATTTTCATTTTTGTTTCTACTCCTTCGATAATTTCGTCACCGTCAAGATTAAGCCGTGCTTTTGCTCCGGCACGTGCCCTGTCAACAACGGCTAAATGATTGATACGAATGTTGCGCTGGATAGCGTCATATTGCTGTCCGTCCGGTGTAGTGCCTGGAGTTTCTTCAACATCCACTCTGTAACCTAAAGACAAGCCACGCTTTTCACCGATAGCAGAGGGATTATGGATAACAATGTCACAGGCAATATTTGTTTCGTCCTTCTGATAACCGCTGGACAAAATCGTGCCAATGGCTAAATCTTGTGCGGTATCGCTGTTTACAATGCCGCTGGCTGGGTGTCCTACCACAATAGGCTTTCCGACAAAGCTTGCTTCACTGTCAGCGTCGAACACTTCCTCCGGCGGTCTGTACTCTCGTCTAATAGTCCCGTCTGGCTGTTGGTAGATATAGATGCCAGTACGTGCCACAATCGGAGAATCACGCAAGAAGCCGTCAGCGTCAGTAACTGCACCGCTAACAAACATCCATGAATCAATGCGCTCATATCGTTGTACACTTCCCAAAAAATTCACCTCCTTATTTTGGGGTATATAAAAAGCATATGCAATTTCTCGCATACGCCTTCTAGCTTAATTCTTTGCTTTTCTTTACATCAACCCTACCCATTGGAACTGCTGTTGTCATGTTCCATTGCTCCAGGTCAATAACAGGTAATGCTACGCAGCGGCAGTTATAATCCATACACGGATGATATTTCGGAGAAGGATAAACCTTTATGCCGTTAATCTCGCCCATCTTATCGCTGTTCCAATAGAAGTATTTCCCATCCATTTCAGCATGAGAAGGTCTGACACGTTCATCATGTGACGATGACCATTGATACACGCTTATACCGCAATCAACCTGCCTTCTCATCGTTATAATGCCGTTCAGATTGCCTACCTCATTCCTTGCAATAAATTTTGCTCGCTTGTCGGTAGTGTTAAGCAGTACCTTGATTTCTTCTTCAACTTCGCTCATGGCAGTACCACGCTGAACAGCATTGCTTACAATGATTTGTAGCTTTTCGATGTAGGTATTGACTATGCTGTCCACAAGCCTGCCTTGCTGCGCTTTCCATTCCGCTTTTACTGTATCAAGTAAAACCGAATCATTTAAAAACACATCAACGCTGACTGCTTCCGCAAAGGCACTGATAACATTAGCATCGACAACGCTGGACACGCCAGCAAGAATAAGCTCTAATTCGCTTATAGCTTCCTCAACAGTCATGCTCTTTAAAAGCTCTAAAAGTATCGCCTGAACGAAAGCATCTGTAACGGTGCTGTCATCGTCCTGACGCAGCGAATATGTCAGCATTGGTATATTGTTATTCGTGGCACTTTTTAAACGTCTTACAACGGCTCTGAGGACGCGATAATAATCACGCTCAAAATTCTTTGGATATTTCGGACGCTTCTTTACTTTAAGGTAGCGTATCGATTTCTTCTGTTTCTTCATCATCTAAATCCAGCTCACTTTCTGTAACTGGAATATCTCCACGCTCTTTGAGGTATTGGCGTGCTTGCGTTGCATCTAACAGTTGATTATCAACCAGGTCAAAAACAAGCTTAACAACGGCAGCTCTTACTTCCGCCTGTGTCTTGTCAACATTGGCTTGCTCCAGATCATTCAGCGGTTCGATTGCCTTAAACTTAATGCTCCACTTTTCAAGTTCCTTGCCGTTGGTCGGCCCTTCTTTCGCAAGCTGAATAAGTCTTACAAGATACTCTAATGCAGGACGAATCTTCCTGCGTTGAATACGTCTGACGTTATCGTAGTAAATCTGCAGGTCGCTTTTGCCTGTACTGTTCATGCCAGCCGGAGAACGCCCAAACAATACAGTAAAAGGATAGCTTGTAACAGCACATAAAGCTTGCTCAAACTCTTGAATAATATCCGTCAAGCCTGTAAGCGGAATGTTGAAAATGCCGTATTCATCTTCCTTGTCAACGGCTACGCTGCCATTTATTCTGCGTGAGTAGTCTATCAGCTCTAAACGCCGAATAACTGCTTGCGTGCCGTCCTCTCTTGTCAGTAAATTGCTTAAGCCTTCGAGCTTTAACAGTGACGTGCTAACCTTGTCCATTATGTCGATTGTTTTATTCATTGCAGTTTTTACACGGTTCAGCGCAGCCGGAACACCATCCAGGCAGGATAAGCCAGCACCGTTATTAGCAATGCGCTCTATCTTCGGCAGCATTTCGCCGTCAAAAATCAGCAGTCTGCTTCGATGTACCTTAAACTGATTTCCGTTCGGTGGCGAAATCATGTAAAACTCAGGCTTGCCAAAATTTACATCTCGAATATCTGTATCAAGATAAATTGAGGTGGTATCCGGGTAAATATCTCGCTTGTCAAAAACTTCTAATCCGTTAATCCTGCGCAAACGGTTGATATTAATAGGCTCGCTTAATTCCTGCCCATCGTCAGCAAGGATAAGAGCACAAGACATACCGAACAGTCTGTCCCAATATAAAGCCTCTGTAAGCTTTTCCTGCACAAACAGCGTTTCAAGCTCCTGCAAGATACAATCGTCAGAATCGCCTTCGATTTCTATAAAATTCTTCATAGCATCATCGGCAGCCATTGTAACAATTCTACGCACAAGAGCATTTCTGTACATTGTAGCCAAAGCCTGGTCTGTGAGTTTTCGCTCGTTCAGCAGACCTTCATAATTGCGAGCTTTACGTGCAATAAAAGCATCTTTAAATCCGCTGTCTGCACGAATTGAATTATCTTTTCTTTTTACCATTATTCCTCCTAGCTCGTTAAGCCGCCCCAGCTGCGTGAATTCATGAGCTTGTTAAACGCATCACTTGACGCATCCACCATATCATCATGCTTGCTTTCCGGGAACGATTCAAGTTCTGACAGATACATATCATTCCATTCACTTTTAAGGATAAGGACATTTCCTGCCTGTACCTGTGAAGCAAATGGAGTAGCACGAACCTCTTTGCTGCCTGTCGGCGATACAATCTCTACCGAGTACCCGGCAAGCATTGATACAAGGCTTTGAGCTTGCGCCTTGCCTGCCTGTCCAGGGTCTTGCGGTATCGTGATTTGTACGAATTTATATTTACCCTGGTCAATCGCCGCCATGTTGCGCAGAAGATTTCTTGCATCATTTGCCTTTATCTGCTTGCGCTTTACATCAAGAACAATTACTCTGCCATCGTCAAGCAGTCCCATTAACACGCCTGCTGTTGCGTCAGGATCAGGGTTGAGCGGCGTAGGCTCTGTTGCAGCCAAGTCCCAAGAACGTGCATAAGCAATGATATTTTTCGGTACTGCATCAACAAAAGTGAAGTTTTCTGTTTTAAAGTACATACCAGCGGCAGGACGAATCTTCCAGTTACCATACAGCAGACGTTCTTTGTCAATCTCTGCCAACGCTTTAAGGTTTGCCATGTACGACGGGTCTTTAGCCATTAAAACTTTGTTGTCCGTCAACTTTGATGCTATAAACGTAACCGACTTGCATTCTTCAACATTTACGCCGTGCTCCTTTGCGAGTTCATGCGGATTGCTTCCCCAATAAATCGTATCATTCAGGACGCACATATAACGCACAACACCGCTGCGCTCGTAGATTGGATAGCCTGTATCTTGATTTATCCACCAAGAAATAAAATCAGCTACCCAACTATCGCTGTCCGGGTTGCACGTCGCTCTTACATAAGGACGAATACCGCACGTTGAACGGTTACGAGAAAGCATATACAAAAATTGGTGTCGGCTAAAATGCGTCAGCTCGTCAAAAGCCAGATAGCAGATTTCTGAGCCTTGCCAGCCTTGTAAATCTTCGTCACGCTCCAAATGCGCAAAATGAATTCTTGCTCCGCTGGGACTAAAAAACCAATGTAGTTTTGGAGTTTTCTTGGGTTTTGCGCCTTGCACTTGTCCATATATTTTGTTAGCAGCATCCCACAAACCGCCTGAAGCTGTGATTTGAGTGTAATTTTTTCGGAACACAACGCCGCTAAATCCTGCTATATCTTTGTGTCTTAGGCCTTCCAGGAGAAGCGCAAAGGTTTTTCCACCGCCAGCCGCTCCACCATAAATTACAATATCAGCAGAAGAACACATGAAAGCTGTTTGCGGTCCCGGTTGCGGAGTTAGATACAGAGGCTCAAATGTATCTCTGCCGTTATTTGGAATGTAGATAGATTGGTAAGCGTCTATTGTTTCAACGCTTGCATCTTCCGCTAGCGACAATATACCTCCGTCAGCTCCTGCCAATGTAGCAAGAGTGCGAATTGCATTAACATCACTTTCTTTTAAAGCTTTGTTAAGCAACTTTGCTATCATTAAGGCTTGATAGTTTTGATCTTGCTCGTCTAAGCCGAAAGCGTGTAAAAAACTTTTTGCTTTATCGTCGTGGACTTGTGATTCAAGTATCGTCTTTGCTATCTGCTGTAAGTTTTTTTTCGCCCGTCTTATTTCACCGGATTTTTTGCCGCCAACAGTTCCTCTTTTCCTTGCTTCATCCTTGCTTCGGACAGGCCTTAAATTGCTAACATTTCCTCGTGCTGGCACATTAAAACACCTGTCCTTTCTTTAGATTTTATTTGCTGTCTACAAGGTAAAATTCTTTTCGCAGCTCTGCGTTTACCAAGAATTGTCCACCACAAGAAGCAGTCTTTGTTTTTACTCCTGGCTTTTTAATTCCTCTAGCAGTCATACAAGAGTGTTCGCCCTGAATAACTACAATAACGTCCTCTGTCCCTAAAATTTTTGTAAGAATGTCGCGAATTTCCTTGCCGATACGCTCTTGAATTTGCAGACGTTTTGTTACTGCGTCAGCAATACGTGCAATCTTGCTAATGCCGATAACTTTACCGTTAGGGATATAGCCTACATCAACAGTCATGTTATACATGAGTGCGATATGGTGCTCGCAATAAGAAAAGCAGTTGATGCCTTTTAACACCACCATATCATCGTTATCACAGGAAAAGCACTTGTTGAATTTCTTTGCGATTTCATCGTTGCTGACACTTGCGTACTCTAATTGCTCCATTAGCATTTTTGCGAACCGTTTAGGAGTTTCAAGAAGTCCCTCTCGGTTCGGGTTTTCGCCGATGCCCTCAATAATAAGCCTTGCTGCTTGTTCTAGCTTTTTAGCGTCCATGTTACACGCCCCTTTTATCTTTATCCCAAATAATTTTATGAAGCTGCACTTGTACGCAAATGTTATACGGCGAATTTTTTGCGTACTCTACAAGCTCCGCAGGTTCGATTGCGCCCCACACTGGCGAGATGTAAACTTTTGCCTGGCATTTGATTTTTTTGCAATAGTCAAGCACCCGGTCTACGTCGTTAAAATCTTCTTTGCTGCCAACTACAAATTTTATAACGTCCTTTGCGTTAAGGTGCTTGTAATTATCCATTAGCATTTTATTAGATTCGCCAGACGTGCCGCACTTGTAATCAATGGTATAAAAAATACCGCTTAGCCTTTTTTTGTAAAGCGGTACAGCACCATTTGTTTCGATATTTACCTCATATTTGGCTTTGTGTAGCAGTTCAAGGAGTGGCTGTAAGTCGTGTAGGAGCGGTTCACCGCCAGTAATGGTTACACGCTTGCAGTTATACTCGCTTATCTCATCCATAAGCTCCTGCTCATTAAAACTGCTGGCAGCATCTGCGAATTGTTGAGCATAGATTGTATCGCAATAACTACAACGCAGGTTGCAGCCAGCCAAACGAACAAATACAGAAGGATAGCCGGTTCGCTTTCCTTCTCCTTCGATACTTTTAAAAATTTCCACCACATTATATTTCATACACGGCAACATTCCCTTCGCTTTCCTGTACCGACACTTTAATGCAGTGCGGAACTTTTTCGCAAATCCAACGAGCAATGTTTTCTGCTGTCGGGTTACATTGTAACACGTCGTTTAAATATTGATGGTCAAGTGTATCAGAAACAAGGTTTTTAATATGCTTAAAATCTACCACCATTCCGTTAGCGTCTAACTTTTCGCTTTGGCAGGTTACATAGATAACCCAATTATGACCATGTAAATTTTTGCACTTACTTTCATAATTTAGGGAAAGCTGATGCGCTGCTGAAATTTCTAATCTTTTTGTTACTGTATACATATTAATCCTCCAACGCAGGGTCTTTCACGCCGTTAGCCGCAAACGCAGCAGCGCGGTCAATACACGTTCCGCAAGTTCCGCAAGGCTTTTCTCCGCCCTCGTAACAGCTCCATGTAAACTGATATGGTGTGTTAAGCTCTAATCCAAGCTTAATAACACCTGCTTTATTTAGATTAATGAGCGGTGCTTCAAGATGTGTAGTTCGTCCACTACCCTCGAAAATTGCCTTATTCATATAGTCAGCGAACTCAGGCGTGCAATCAGGATAAGCTCGACCTGCTGCATCGTCAGCATGAGCGCCATAATAAATAGCTTCTGCTTCTACGCTTACAGCAACAGCAGCCGCATAAGAAAGTAATAAGCCGTTTCTGAAAGGTACGTAAGTATCAACAGTACCTTCACCGCCAAGCTCTTTAAGCTGCTTTGCATAGGATTCATGTTTAATATCATGCTTGCTTTTAGCCAGCAATGGGCAATCGCTCATAGAGAACGCCAGCGACAAATCAGTTTCTTTATGGTCTACGCCATAAAAAGCAGCGACTTTTCTTGCGCTTTCAATTTCTCTTTTATGTCTTTGTCCATAAAAAGCAGATAAGGCTAAAACTTTTTCTGTACCATATTTTTTGACTGCAATAGCTAAACAAGTAGTGCTATCTACACCGCCGCTTAATAAAACAACTGCTTTTTTCATTTGTTATTACCTCTTTTCAAAAATGAGTCTTTGCATACTCTTGAAATTTTACCCATTCTACAAAATTATTAATAGCTACTTCCTTATTTTTTACTCGCATACCAGTAGGCTTGTTATATTTAACCATTGTTTTTCCATTGAACTTATATACTGCGCCGAATCTATTGCCAGATACCCACGCAGTAGAATCTACGCTGTCAAAATGAAATCGTGGCAAATATTTCAATTGAGTAAATCCCAAACCGTGAATTTTAGCTCCATGCGAGTGTGCTTCTTTGATAAGCAAAGGGAATTTTTCAACTTCACCTTTTGTAAATTCACCGCTAACATAACCGCCTATTGCAACATACTTATACCGCTTGCACATTTCAATAAAGTCTTTCATGCCACGGCTTTTATGCCATACAGGAATCGGTGACCTTCCGACTTTTTCAGCAATGTATTTTCTGATTTTCAAAACTTCTTCGTAGCCTACAATAGGGTCAATGTCAAGCTCAAAAAATTTCTGCACATTGTATTTTTGGATATACGCAATATAAGAATCTACATAAGTTTTTAAGTCAACTTTTTTTGCATTGCCCATCAACATACTAAATGCTCCAGAATCGAGCATGTAATCACCATAATAAGGCAAATATTTTACTGACTTCTCGGTTGTTTGCAAAAACGATTCGAGAATATAAGGTTTATATTTTTTTCTTTGCTCTCCCAACTTGTCAGCTCTGCTTTCCCCCCCAGCGAGCATTATGTTCATTGAATTACCCTCCTGATTTTCTTCGGCAGTAGGACAATTAATTATCGCCTTACTATATATCAATTCGCGCCACGGAACATCACCTGCAAGAAATAATTTCATTATTGCCCCCCCAAATAACAATTCACGGTAGCTCATACCGCCAGCTAAATACAGTTTCATATTTCAAATTCTTCGCCGCAATGTGGGCAAGTAATAGTTTTAGGCTTATGCTCGTTACTATTAGATGTAGAAGCATTTTCAAAAAAATCTCCTATTTCGCCGCCTAAATCATGCGATTCAAATCCAAAATCGCCCATATCAATATTCTCGATTTGCTCCAGCTCTAACGCTAACTTTTCAAAATCCCAACCAGCAAACTCGCTCGTCTTATTATCTACCAAGCGATAAGCTCTTGCCTGTTCATCGGATAAATTTCCTGCGACAATAACAGGCACTTCAGCTAAACCTAACTCCTGTGCTGCAAGATAGCGTGTATGACCTACAATGATAACATTATCTTTGTCGACTACGATAGGTTGATTGAAGCCAAACTCTTTGATAGAGTTAGCAACCTTTTCAACAGCTTCTTCGTTGTTTCTTGGGTTGTTTTCATACGGCGTAATGTCTGATAACGCCATTAATGTAATTTTGTTTCTTAAATCCATGATGTACCTCCATCTTTTTACAATAAAAAAGGACAGTGCTTTTTTACACTGTCCAATAAAACTATAATAATTTTAGCAGCTCTTCCGCACGCTGGCGGTCAGTTTTGACAATTTTTGCGAATTGCTTTATAAGCTCCCATTCATCATCGAACGCTCTAATATTGCGTCCCTTGCGTTCGCCAGCAGCAGTCTTTCCTTTCGGCCTGCCTGCTCCCTCACGAACACCGCCCCATTTTTTACTTTCCATGTTAACTCCTACTTATCCACCAATACAACATTACAATTCCACTAGCCAAGCCATGCGCCCACAGTACCCATTCATGCAGGCTCATTTGAGGAAAATTTCTTACTGCTTCGACTACAATGCCAATAGAGAACAACCAAATTAGTATTTTCATTTTTGTTAAAACGTGGTAGAATATAGGCAGGAGGACGATTGCTCGTCCTACCTGCCGCCCTCTTATTTACGCTTTCTGGACTTGCGATTTATAGGGGGCTTCTTTTTTTGCTGCTTTTTCTTTAACTTCTCCTGTATTTGGAGAGCCGTTAATACGGAACTTAATATAAGTGAAACCGTTTCGGCAGCATCTTTTAAATTCTGATCCACGTTTTATACCTCCTTTCTATACTTATATTATACTACACTTTTGTTTATTTGTAAAGTATTTTTTCAAAAATAATTATAAAAAGGCGGTACTTTTTTGTACCGCCTTGCTTTTATTTTACTCTAAACTGTAACGCAGGAACTTTTAAGCTATCTCCATAAGCATCGGTATATCTGCTGTTGATTTCAACAAATCCTTCAAGAACGCAACCTTCTTGCTGGAACAGCCAAGCAGTTCTAATTGCTTCTGTGTAGGTACCTGAAAAGGTAAAACTTTCAATTCCGTTTGCTTTCATGCAAGCCACTATTTCAGGCACTTGATGGTCCCAAACGATTTCGGAAAGATTTAAGTTGAGATTGCCATGCTCCCTGGAGATTTGGTATTCACGCCAAATATGAACAGCAAATTCGCCAAGGTTCCCTATTTGTCCAAAGGTTTCATTATGAAGCTCTCTAGCTTTTTCTTTTTCTTCGTCATTTTTTGCTGCATCAAACACAGCGATTGCTTGGAGTTCCTTTTGATAAGTTTCTTCAAAAATATTTTTCATTTTAACCGACTTCCTTTACTCTTTATTTAGCAGGTACTTTATCTTCCCTACACTTATATTATACTATATTATGCTATTTTTGTAAAGAGTTTTCTTTATAAAACATCAGTTATATTTTACACACCTAAAAAGCCGTCTACATTTGTAGGCGGCTTTTTGAGTACACAACATATTTTTAGGAGAAGGATTTATCATCCAACTGTTGCATCTTAATTATATCATTCCTTTAATTGCCTTGTAAATGACACCTTACTGACATGATTTTAAAAGGTGCTCTATTTGTATCCTGGCAAACTCTGCATCTTCGGCTGTGTAGGCTTTTTCACAGTAGCCATTACAGGCAGGCTTTGTTTGGTCTTTCTTGTAGCTAAAAATAACATCCTGGTATACAGCAAGCTGTCGCATCTGCTCATAAGCTCCAATGCTTATAACGTGCTCCCAAAACGCTCTTAAGCTATCCTCGCCTTTGCTATAAGCATCTATATATTTATTTAACAGCTCATTTAAAGACTTATCCATTTTTAGCTCTGCACTTTCTTATCTTAAGAGCATTGCTGGAAGGATTTTCGCCAAGATACACGCCTTTGGTGTATGGCAGATATGCTGAAACAGTGCTCTTGCTTACACGCAATTTTTCGGCTATGTTCTCCACGCTGTACCCTTGCTCATACAAATCATTGACCTGTATGGACATATCACTTTCATATGCTCCGGCATCAATGAGAACCTTTCTGACTTTCTGCTCTGAAACGCGAAACAGTGCAGCTACTTTTTTAATGCTGCCTTCGGCATTGTAAGACTTGATAATATCTTCCGGCTTCAAATGATCACGCCCTTTCGGTTTGCTTATCTATATTGTTGTTGCATATACGCCTGTAATTCTTTGGCAAAGTCTGCGTGTTCCTTGATATAGGCTTTGACTATCTCATAGCACTCTGCGTAATGCTTTCCTTCCTTGTTTTTGTTATTGGTAGCAATCTTAATAGCTGCATTAAACAGTGTAGCACCGCCCTCATTTTTAGCATCTATAAAATCTGCCAACGCTTCCGGAACTAACACCGTAATAGTTTTTTCCTGCTTATCGTAAGAATCGTTTAAAACGTCGCAGAAACTATAATCAGTTTTATATGTCCTGTAGAACATTGTTACATGTTTGCAGCCAATTTCTGCTTCTATAGCACGGCGCTCTTTGTAACACTCGGAGCATACGCCATATTCTTCAAAATAACGAATCTTACGTTCACGCTCATCACCTTTGCCGTACAGCTGTACCGTCCCGGTGTGACCGCATGAAAAAGTTACTTCGTACTTCATTTGCTCGCCCTCTTTCCGTAGCAGTACAAATTCCACGCTTGGTCATCTTGTTTCCACAAGTCTACCAACGCTTGACGTTCCGCGCGAATTTCTGCGTCGATTTTACGCTCATATTCGATTGGGTTAACGCCTTCAGGAATGTACTGCAAAGCTTCGCTGAAGGAAAACTCCTTAATATTGCCAACACCTTCACGATGGATGTCAGCAGCTTTCTGAGCACAGTCACCGCACAGGAAGTTGTGCGAGTTTACACCGAAGTAATGCTTACCGCAATGCTGGCAAACCTTTTGGGTACCAGCTGCTTCTGCAATTAAGGAGCGAATTTTCGCAAACAGCTCCTTACGAGTCGTTTTCTTATTGAAGCGGAAAACTCTTTGTTCACCGCCGATTTTTACAACACACGCCTGACGATGTGCACGCCAGGTGAACTCGACTTGACCTATCTTCATGATTTCCTCCCTCCTTAATTCATGCGGCTGAGAATTTCCGCCTTAATTGCTTCTTCATACTGACCAGATTTACCCAAGCAAGCTTCCAGGTGCTGCGTATTATACAGCACAATTTTTTCAAACTCACCAACTAATTCCTCTTTACTCATATTTTTTAAAGCAGCAATTTTCTTTTCCAGCATTATAACCGACTTCCTTTCTTGTAGGCTTTCTATCTTCCCTACAATTATATTATACTGTATTTCTCTGCTTTTGTAAAGAGTTTTCTTTATGAAATGTTAGTTTTCTTCTAAATCTTCTCTAGTTACCTCATACTCAATACTGCCGTCACGCTTGCGCAGAACTACCTCAAAGTCACAGGCAGTTGCAAGCTCCAGCAGAAGCTTAAGTGATTTGCATTTTTTAACCTTGTAGTTCAGGGACATTGGCGTAATGCCCATTTCCCTAGCTAATGTAGCCTGGTTTTTTCCTGTTGAAGCGATTAATACCTTGATTTTGTTTTCTATTGACATAGTAGCACCACCTTAATTATTATATCTCTTATCATTATACAGCGTTCTCTTTATGTAATCAATATAATCTTTTATAAAAATATTGCCTGCGAGATTTCCCGCAGGCTTTTTGTTAAGATACTTCAATCATCGTTTTTAACCACGAATCGCTTGACGCATCAATGAGCCATTTCTTATTATAGCCGTTATAATACCTGATCAAGTAAAGCTTTGTCTTGTCGCCTTCGTCATTGTACAGAGAGAAGTTAGGGAACTTCTTGCCTTCCGATTTCTCCAGCTGGTAAAAGTATTCGTGAATTTTTTTCGCTCTCTTTATAACCTCCCAGTCTGGCGTAAACTCATCAGCATAGTTGTATCGCTTTGCCCTATTATCTGAATGTACTCTGTATCCGGTAAGGTTTGGCAGCACACATATTTTATCAAATGATGCTCCCAGGCTATTCACAAAAGCAAGAATTGAATCTAAGTCATAAGCAAAATGAGTGTTACGCATGCCGGGCAATTTATACTTATTGCAGTCATCGTTAGGTTCTTCATCCGTGATGTAGAATAAGAAGTCTACGAAGCCTACATACTGCAAGCCGCCATAAAGCTTCTTTCTTTCGCCAAGCATTTCACCGCAAACAATTTCAAGATAAACTCCCTTGCCGTTATCAAGGTGAAATGCTGTTCTAACACGGCAGTTGCCTATGGTGTTGATGCTGCGCTCTGCCTTTTCCCAGCCAGCACCTTCAAAATACAATGTTTTCACGTTAACCACTACCTTTCTTCCCCGGCAGGAACTATTTCAAATTCTCCTATATCAAACCATGTGTTGGTTCCGTCTACCAGGAATATTCTGCCGATTTTTTCAAGCTCCTTAATGCTGCATTCCATTGCGCTTTCTTTGTTAAACACCTTATAACCTCGCCTTTTGAACAGAAACGCTAGTCCGTCAACTAAATCTTTCTTTGAGCTATAATAGGTTATCTCGCACTCTCTGCAATACAAGACATATCTTTCGTCGTAGAACTCTCCGTTAACATCATTCGTTTGATAAAGCTCGCAGCCAGGTTCTTCGGCAGCATAGTAAAGTTTTAAGCCTTTATCTTTTGCAAGTCTTACGAAAAAGTCCATTGCCGGGGTCCATTTGGTGTCTACGGTAAACCGCAAGAAATATTCTTCTTCGTTGGCTTTAGTTACTTCTCCAACATCGTCGAACCATCCTTCATAGTTACTGCCAGGGTAAAGCTCATTACCATATCTATAAATGCTGCCATCATTTTCATTTAGGTGACGTTCAATATCATCTTGCAGCCTTTGCAGTATTGCCTTATCTCCAACCATTGTAATGTCATTGAAACAGATATTAGCCATTTTATACCTCCGTGTTAACTTTGCAAATCGAACTGAGCTTGCCAGCTCTAGGATTATTCTTTTTAGGGCATTCATCAATGCGAGCTATCGGAGTGTGCCAATTCGGCAAGCAGTTGCAAACTCCGTATTGATTAGTGAAAAACCTGTCGAAACTTTCAAATGTTGAATGAGCGTACTGGCAGTTCCGGCAGCCAAATCTTTCAATTTTAGGTTTTTCTTCTGTTATCCAAAGATTAACCAGCGCAGCAGTTTCCTTGAATTTATCAAAAGGTGTCATATTAGCATACCCCCTTTCTGATAATCATATGCCGGAGCACTTCTTCGGTAATCTCCATTTTTTTGTGAAGCTTAAGCACACATTTCTTGCTTGCATGAAACGTAACTAGGACATAAATACCGTTCTCGTAGTCCTGAATCACGTAAGGCATCCTTCTTTCTCCCCAGCGTTCTGTCTTTTCAACTACACCACCATTAGAAGCTATTAAGTCATTGAACTTCAAGATAACATCCTCGACTATTTCCTGCTCTGGGCGCATAACGTACATAATTTCATAAGCGTTCATTTTTCTTTCCTCCTTACATTTGTTCATCTTCCTGGAAACTGTAATAACTGCCGTCACCTATAATGATATGATCATAGCAAGGTATTCCCATTATTGCCCCGGCTTTTACAATGTCCCTGGTTAACTTTTTATCGTCAGCACTAGGTGTTGCAATACCTGAAGGATGATTATGCGCTACAAAGATTGCAGCAGCATTTTTCATGATGGCATACTTGAAAATTTCTCTAGGATGAACATAACAGTTAGTCAGCGTTCCTTTCAGTATAGCTCTTGCTTCAATAATTCTGTTCTTGCTGTCTGCTGCAATTACCCAGAATTCTTCATGATTCAGATACCGCAACTTCGGCATCATAAATTCAGCCAAGTCTTGCGGATCACAGCAGTGTCTTTTTTCCTCAGCTTTGGTTTCGGTGAAAGCTCTTTTGCCTAACTCTACACCACACAAGAAAGCTTCTGCTTTCTGTTTGTCTAAACCATATTCTTTCAGCTCGTCTGTATCTTCCAGGCGATACAATTTCTGTGCCGTTAATTTGGAAACCTTATAAGCTTCTTGTCCCAACAACGCTTCGCATAACTCTCTATAACTTTTATCTGCTACTTTACACATAACTTTCACTCCAATCTTTTTTCCAGCGCACACCTTTCGGTGTACGCCGGTTCTTTTATTTATGCCTGTTTGTAGGGATAGCAGCTTGCTGGCATCAGCAGCTTTTCACGCAGTGCGTCGATTCTCTTTTGGCGGCGTTTAATATTTGCCATGATTTCATGGTATTCATCTCCGGCAAGAGGGAGCGTTTCCAGCATCAGTACATACTTTATAAGCTGTCTTGTTCTCACATTAATCACATCCAATCTTCGCAATTCTTAAGATATTCTTTCTTTGCTTCAAGTAAAGCTTTTTTCATAACCGGGTCAGAGTTAACTTGCTCATAAGTCAAAAGCAGAGCATCCAGCGTATCGTCAAGCTCATAAGTTATACAAAACTCATGGTTAGCAAGTTCGTAACGGAAGGCTGATTTCAAGAAGTCGAAATCTTTCATGTGCTCCTTCTTTTCGATGTTCAGGCGTTTTACTAAATCATTATGAGCCTTAGCCTGGGCACGAAGGATATATCCTCCGAAGCCAATTTGATAAACCTTGTCGGTATCATTAGGAGCTAACCCAAATCTTTTCATGCCTTCGTTGAACTGTTCTTCGGTAAAAGCAAAGAACAGTTTATCTTTGGTGAAACTTTCGTATTCCTTTTGCTGTTCGTTGATTAAGGTTGAGTAATCTTTGTATTTCAACATCCTAGCATCCCTCCTAAAACGTCATAAATTTCATCATTGGTTTTTGAATTTTAAATTCCATATCTCCAATATGATTGTTGATTCTTGTCAAACACTTCACAACGGCGTTTGCTTCACTCTCACTGAACGGCATGCAGTCGCCTTCCTCGTTTGTGTAGCACAGCAGCACGTTACCGCACAGGCACTGATCATGTAATCTGCCGTAACCATAAATAACACTTGCCAGCTCATTGGCTACAGGCTTTTCGGTCTTCAGAAGAAATTCTTCATCGAACACCAGGGTGACTGCCGGGATGATTCCAAGCTCGCCGTCAAATTCTACTAATTGAAGCGGCATATCCTTAATATCAACAAACTCGCATTCGCAAAGTTTGTACATGGATTCCAGGGAGATAGTTGGAAATACCTCCATCATTGGTACTTTCTCCACAGAGTTGGTTTTGCCATTGGCATCAACCACAGTTTTCAGTAAAATTGCATAGTTCATAAAATCGACTTCCTTTCTAAAGCTATTGGCAAGGACTTTGAACCTTCTGCCCGGTAGCTTTACAGGAGCTTAAGCTCCTGTCATCAGCTTTAAAGCTCTATACCTCTTTCCGCTGCAATTTCTTCCAGCTCTTCAAAGTGCTCATTCAAGCATTGATGATGCCATGGGTCGCGTGAGCTGTTGTAAATCTTAATCAGCCTAGCGTTTTCCTGCTTTAATTCTTCGTTAGTCATGTCTTTAGGTTCTTTCATTGGTTCTTCCTCCTTAAATTTCAATTTCACCTTCGGTAAAGTTACGATAAATCTCTTCAGCCATGTAGTAAGCGTCACGAGCTTTTTCGTATTCATCCTTAGTATCTCCGATAATATCAGATGTAGTCATATCATCACCAATCTTTGTTGTGTGATTTTCAAACCATTCATCAGCATCATCTTGCGCTTTTTCAAACTCGAATTTCTTGTCCATCCAAGCATCATAAGCTTTGCATTTAGCTTCTCTAAGTGTTTCAATGATGTAGGTTAACTGTTCGTAGTTTAATTTCATGTTGTTCTACTCCTTTCTATTGTTCAATCATAGTAACATCGTAGCGGCAATATTTATATTCCACTGTATCTTTACCCCAGGTAAAGGTTCTTCTGAGCTGAAATTCTCTTCCGTTATAGCCGATGCTGAACAGAAGATAATCAACTGTATATCCATTGCTTGCGCTTTCAAGCAGAACAATCTGCTTCATCGCCGGAGCAAAGCCGAAGTATTTTTCCAGGCATTTGCAGGCAAGCTTTTTCATTTCTTGCTTTTCTTGATAAGTCATTTTTAAGTCCTCCTTAAAATTTAAGCTTTAGGCACAGGGTTTGAACTGTCTGCCTGCCAGCTTTACAAGGGCTATTGCCCTTGTCATCAGCTTTTATTTAGCTTCTTCGATTGCTACCAACTTATTGGCGAGATTTTCAACCTCATTCCATTTTCGTTGCGCTTTATTTCTAGCAACGCTGCTTTTAGGGAATTTTTCTGCAATTTTTTTAAGGTCGCACCAAACTAGCACTGCCTCCCTTAATGCTGATTTTAATTCTTCTTGTGTCATTTTTTAATCCTCCTTTTCAAAACCATTTTCATCAAGAATTACGATGCGTTCAATCCACATTGTTTCATTTGCATGACCTAAGTACAGGACTGCTTGTTCGTCGATGCCTTCAGCAGCAACAGTAACATATTCGCCATTGCTTTCTGCTACATACAAGCCTACGCTTTCAACGGATTCTTCCATTTCATTTTTTCTTGTCCAAAACTCACCAACTAATTCATTTACCTTTTCTTCTAACATTTTGACCGACTTCCCTCACTCTTTATTTTGTAGGTTTTCTTATCTTCCCTACACTTATATTATACTATAAAACTCACCTTTTGTAAAGAACTTTCTTTATAAAAGGTGAGTTTTTCTTATTATTTTTTGGTATTTTTTTCTTCAGAAAGGCGAGCTGCCCTTCTTCGCTTTTTATCTTCCAGCAGGTTTACGCCATCTACGCCAAACAGCAAAGCGGTTAGCTGCTCAACGGCATCGTTTGTGTCACGCCATATCTGCCTTTCGCTCACTGACCATTTTTGCGCAAGACTTGCTACTATATCAGTAACATACGCTTCCGGCGGACAAGGTTTAAGGAACAGCACGTCAAGCACATCTGCCCGGCGCAAATCTTCCTGCTTGCCGCTGTTATACCTGGTCTGCTTGTAAAGTGCTATCATATCGTCCATGTAGTTTATCAGCACTTTTGTTCGCATTGTTGAGCTTATGATGCTTTCAAGCTTTAGCTCATTTGCACCCATGCTTTTCAGGTTTTGGAACGAATCAAGAATTTCGATAGCCGAAATCTGTTCATCGTCGATATTGACAATCTCGCTTGTCTTTAACGCTGCGTGTTCCTGGAGGCTTCTGTAATTTTTTAGCAGCAAGCGCACATTATACAGTCGCTTGTCAAAATCCCTTCGCTGTGCTTCTTTGCTATACAAATCATCACACAGCTTTTTAGAGGTTTTTTTGGCGGTCTGCTCTGCCACACGTTCGATAAGTTCTTCAAAATACGCCAGCGGAACGGTTATCGTGCTTTGATTTTCATTTACAGTCATATCTTCCATGCGCTTACTCCCTTCTGTTATTTAAGTTCTTTGATAAGGCGTTCAAGATACCACTTTGCTTTTAGGCAATCTTCTACGCCGTTTTTTTCTTCATAACGCCATAAATATTTGATGATGTTGGCAACGCAAACAGCTTCAATGCCTGTTTTGCCCACGGTAGCAGCCTTTAAGGCATCTATACATTCGATACCGCCTTGCGTATAGTGTTTTGGATGATTTACGTTATCCTTAGGCAACGGCATTGTAAAGCTATCTTTTGAATTCTTCAATGCTTTTTTCTCTTTTGGGCATTTTATACACTCCCTAGATTTCTTTTGCTTCCGGGTAATACATTAGCTCAATAAATTCTGAACTTTCTCCCTCGCTGGCTATCTTTATAGCTTCTTTAGGCGAAGCAGCTAACACTTTTTCACAAAAATCAACTTCGCCCGAAAACAAACTGCGCCAGCTAATAAGATAAAGCTTAGCGTCCTGTTGAACCATAACCGCCACCACGAACAGCACTTGCTTCATCGTCCGAGGTTACGCAGTAACGCACGAAGATTCCCTGTGCACAGCGTTCACCTTCTCTGATGATGATGGTCTCGCTACCGTTGTTTCTGAATTTAACACCTATATTGCCGTCATTGTCCTGGTTGTTAGCATAATCGCTATCAATAATGCCTACGCTGTTAACCAGCGACAAATTGAATTTAACCGCAAGACTACTGCGGATGAACAGCATCAAAACCATATCGCCAGGCATAATAGCTTTGATGTTCAGCGGAATAAGTACGCTTTCACCGCCAGCTGGAACAAAAATATCTGTCGGTGCGTAAAAGTCATAGCCAGCAGAAAACTGTGTGCTACGTTGCGGAAGCTTCGTGTTCGCTGGTGCGTCAATCGTCGGTAAAAATTTAATCATCTTAAAAACCTCCTAAAATATCTCTCCAGATTATAACCAGGATTCCAATAGTACCCATAATAGCAAGAATTTCCATACAAATACTTGCAACAAGATGTAAATATTTCAAATTACCACTCCCTGTTTAACATCCATAAAGCTACACACATAACAGCTACGTCAAGCAGTGTGCAACTGACAATATCAATTAAGCATATTTCCATTGGTTGTACCTGCTAATTTGGCTCTTTGCGCCTTTATTGCATCCAACAAATATTGCTGAAATCGGCAATCATCATCTAATGCAATTTTTCCTGTTTCTTCCAGTTTTCTTTCCATGTAATTAAAATTTCTTTCAATTTCGAACTGCATCTGTGTTAACATCCAATCCGGAAAGTTTTCAATGTTAGCATCCAGCTCATTTTCAATTTGCGCCAATGCCTGTGTGCCTAGCCTGTTTACGGCATATCTAAATGCAAACAGCAGGACAAGTAATTTTTCATCTTTCATTTGTTCCCTCCTTAAATATTCATCGGGTCGCAATGGGCACATTCCATTTCGTTACCACCGCCGTAATAGCGACATAGCTCACAGCAGTATTGCCGCTCCCATTCGTCACAAAGATTGTCGCAATTATCGCAAGGATAATATTCATCATTATCAATCATCTGCACCCTCAAACGCGATTGCTTTATTTGCCCACATAACCACTTCTTCAAGCGTTCGCAAGGCTATTTTCCTTTCATAGTTTTCAGGGCAATTCTGCTTAATGACTTCTTCAAGATGTTCAGCAGCACGCACGATATTGTTTATGCGTTTCTGCTGCTCCATATTCACAAATGCAGGTTTAATTGAGCTCATGCTTTTCTGCCCCCTTTTTTGTTTCTTCGCAATACTGTTGCGCTGCTTCAGTCATCATACCCATTAATTCTTTCATAGCTGCTTCTTCGCCGTATTTGCTCTGTACGTTTACTACTGCCTGCACCATCATCGTCACTATAAACTCTTTAAGTGTTGGATAGTTGCCGAACGCACGGCAAATCATATGCTTGTCGGTATTGTCATAAGCAAGCATAAACGGAACACCACTTTCCAACAACAATTTATCAGCTTTCTGTGCTTTCTTGTAATCAATCATTTTTTATTTCTCCTTTATAAAAAGCGGCGGCGTGGGAATTCTTGGAAACCTACTGCCATTCGGCAACCCAGCCGCCGCACCCATGGGCTAGTTATTTATTTTTACTGTTTATAGTTAAAGCCAAGTAATCTAATTGCCGCAAGGCCTCCTCCTTGTTATCATGCGTGCTATGGTCAAATATACATGCGCCTGCATGCACGCGAATCCCCCACGTTTCTCCGGTTTTTTTACATATTTGCACAGCATTTATTTTCTTTGCTTTAATCCATTGCGTTTCGCCAATCTTAATCAGCATTTTCTTACCTCCTAAACTTTTTCAAGGGAGTTTTTGTGTCACTCTGCAACTTTTTCAAGGGAGTTTTACAAGAGATTTTTGCAACATGTTGCGGTTTTCTCGTATAAAGCTCTATTCAGCGCATTTAATCAATACATCAAATCTACGCTTTTTAACAATTTTTTCACTGTCAAGCCACACCTCGGAAATATCTCCTTCTTCATCGTAGCACTCGATGTTGATTTCATAATTCTCACAGTCATTATCTTGTGCCCATTTGTAAAATTCTCTGACGTTCATTTATTCTTCCTCCCTTTTTCTTACCCATTTCTTGGCAAACAATCGCAGGTAATGAATATACCCGTTATCGGTCAGCGGTTTAACTTCTTTACGCACTTGAGGCTTTAAAACTGTTGTGATTGGATAACCATCTACAATTAAGCCTGCGCCCTTTTCCTTGCACGTAGCTCTAATTTCGTTTTTATACTTGCTGTAAAGCTCTTGCGGAACGAAATAATAAAAGCCTTTAATGTCTGGATGGTCATGGTATTTATTCTTTTTTTGGTCTGCTCTAAAATCTGAAATGCTGATTTTAACTTCGACCTCATAAAGATAATTACTATTGGTTATGTACAGAAAGTCGGCTTCGTAGCATCCCGAGTATCGGTCTTGCCGTTCTCCGCCGTCCCATATCTTCCAATACCTGTCCATTATGATATTCGGACCACAATCTAAGCCACGCTCAATGCCGTATAAGCGCCCTAAACGTGAGCTAAGACTATCTTCTGTATGTTTATCGCCATAATTCATTCAAAGCCTCCTATAGCTCATACTCCACTCCTAATTCAGCGGCTACCTTAGGCAAGGCAGCTTGCGCTTCTTCGCTCGTGCGGTAAACCCAGCCTTTGTCTAATAAAGCACGTTCATAGGGGTGCGCATCCCACTGCTGTTTCACAACAACCCACTCTTCACTAAGACCTCCGAAAGAAAACGTATAATAATCATCACCTTTTCTAGGCTTCCAAGGCATTTTAACGATTTCTTCTTCACTATTTATTAACCACAAAAAATGAGCAAGACAGTTTTCATAAGGCAATACACTACCATCAGTTCTGTAAGCTATTAATCCGTTGTCGACGAAGTGAAAAATATATTCACGTCCTTTAACTTTAAATTCTTCGCCCAGCTCTACGCCAAGCATTTTAGCTATTTCAGGAATTAGATTTTTGCCCATCTTCTTTCCTCCATTTCTTTTTGCATCCATCGCATCCATCGCAAAAAAAGCCTACATATACAAGATACGCCATAATCGGCGTAACAATTAGACCAAGGAAGGTGAATAGTTCGTCGTCAGTGCCAGCAGTCAATAATAATTCTGCCATGTTATCACTCCTTTTCTTTAAATCTCTCTACAATCGCCACGATTAAGCCCATCCATTGGATAATGGCTACCGGGACGAGCGCCACAATCAACACGACCGCTACAAATTCATCTAACGTCATTACTATCACTCCTTTATAGCCTTACTTGCCTTTGCTATTTTCTCAATCAGCTTATCCACAGCCTTGTCTGCAAATTCGCCTGTAGCTTCGATGTTGGCTGGTGTTATATACCTTGCCACATACATAGCTATTGCTTCATCTCTGGTTGGTATAAACGATGCGAGTGCATCAAAAATTAGAGCTGCGCAGACCAATTTCTTTAAGGAACTCCAAAACCGTTTGTTTGCGGTATCGCTGTAATAATCGTTGTCTACAAGTTTTATTATTCCAATAAAGATGGTGGCAGCCGTTAGGAAGAATCCTACTATGCAGCAAAAGCCATGTATTATGTCCAGGCGCCCCACCCAGTAAATCAGCCACGGTGAAACAATCGGCTCATTCATTACTCTTCCTCCTCCCTTTATCAGCGACAATCCCATGTGTCGAGATATGCCCATTCACGTTCCATATCGTATTCTATTTGTTTATCATCATAGATTTCTTTTCGTGTGGGCAAATATCCATACTCCGCTATTGCCTGCTTTACTACTTCACGAGCTTCCATTTTATCAAGTAGCATACGATATTTTGTAAGCATTCTTAATCTCGGCTTCGCCCCTAGCCTAGCTAACAACTCGTCAGTCCAATCATTTTGATGATAATACCACGAAAACTTTTGTCGACAAGGTACTTTCCGCTTTGCACAGCTATGCTTACATTTTCTGCACGATTTATACGTTGCAAATTCTTTGTACTCTGCGGCGCTATCGCATAGACACCTTTTTAATCTACTCATTACTCTTACACCCCACAATCTTCCTACCACACCAGCAGCAGTGCGACTGTCCAAAATCTTCAAACGTGCCGCCGCACTTTTTGCAGCGATATTCATAGCATCCTATATACGTCACTACCGTCGCACTGTCAAGCTCATGCTTTAAAGCTGTTAATACAATCTTTTTCTTTTTTATTCGGGAGATAACCCATTCTTTATCGCCATCCGTCAAATGGCCAAGTTGAAGCGCAAACTTCGACTTCGAGATTGTCCCTTTAGTCTCCCAAATTTGTTCACGTAACATCTTTTCGCGTTCCGGCAGGCTACCCCACCATTTCTGACGTTCTGGAGTCATTTGCTATTCCTCCTTTAGTCAATTTCTTCTACTTCGGTGTATTCAACTTCATCATCACAGTTAATGCTAACCGTAGCAGAATCGGTGTCACACACGCCAATTAGCTTATCAGTGCCACCATTGCCAACAAAATCCATAGGTCCAGAACACTCTTCGTAAGCCTTTTCAATGGCTTCTTTTTTGTTTTTTGCTTCTAATTCTACTGATACAAAAGCTGTTACTTTACCGTAAACAATATATTTTTTCATCAGTTATCACTCCCTCTTCTCTCTTTCTATATGGATTGCCGCTGCCTGTGATACCATTTCTCGTAGTTCGCAAACTGCGTCATACGTCATTATTCTGTTGCATCGAAAAAGTTTTTATTAATACTTTTGTTTAAAATTTTTCATTACTGCTAAATGAATTGCAACAGCACTACTATCACTAGAGCTTACAGTACGCGTTATCTGCACTCTTTTGTACCCAAGCTCATTTAATTTTTTTTTTAAAATAGTCATCTCTTTATCGAAATTTTCTCTATCTAACATATTTATAATCCCTCCATAGCGAGCACATAATCTACACCGCTTTCATCAAGCAACTTTTTCGCCTGTTCTGCTTTTTTATAGTCAATCATTACTCCCACCCATTAATTTTATTTCCACACCATGGACAAAAATCATAGTATTCATAATTCTGCACCTCAGAGCCACATTGAGAGCATTTGTATACGCCCATAGCTGCATCATCTCCTGCTCCTACATATTCCATTGTAGAGCCTGTGTTTTTCTGCAACCCTTTAGCTTCTTTATCTCCAGCAACATAAAACATCATCGTTACATTGTCGATATTGTAATCAAAATCAGCAAATCTGAGATAGTCCGGATAATAGATGCCATTGTCATCGACAAAGCCATATTGAAGCGGCAGATTTTCAAAGCCGTTGGCATTAGCATATTCGTAAAGCTCTTTAATCGTTATTTTTCACACCACCCAAGCACCGTAGATTATCAAAAAAATCAATATGTCAACAAAGCAACCAAACAAAAGACCTTCTGTCCATCTGTCCCATTTTTCATCTGCTATCGCTGCGCAAATTGTCATTATCCAGCAGCCACCGAAAACGGAAACAACAGTGAATGTAATTGCCAATAATATTTTTGTAATTAAAACGCTGGTCATTCTTTCAGCTCTCCATATTTCTCCATGAATCCAGGATTGCCTGTACCATCAATGCTTAGTCTAAAGCCGTTGATTTCAATTTCTGCCTTGCCGTCAAAAGGCTTCTTGCTTTCAGCCATATAACATAGCTTTTCCATAACAGCTTCTACCGCTGATTCTGTAACCTCTACTCTTTGACCTACCATAATGCCTTCTTTTTCGTTGACATCGGTATAATAAATTTTTCCACGAAAACCACAACATAATCTTTTAGCCATTTAATTGCCCCCTTAATATATATGGCGTCTTTAGCTCTTTAGCTACTTTTGACAATGCTTTTTCCGCATCATCTTGCGTCGCGAACACCCACCCAGCTTTATAGGCTGCATAATCGTCAGGCTCGCCGTTCCAAGTCATCCTAGTTGCAATCCACTTCAGCTTTGAAGATTTATCACAATACAATCCAAACGTCCAATAATCTTCGTCACGATTCGGCAGCCAGGGAATTTTAATAATCTCGCATTCTCCCTTGATTAATGCTTCCAACACATCAGGCGATGCAAGTAATGGTATATTTTGAGGATATGCCTTGTTTACTTCCAAATTTTCCTCGGTGAAAAAATATACTTCGTTATACCTGTCAATTATAAATTTTTCTCTCAATTTTAGCCCCAGCATTTCAGTGACTGCTGGAATAAGATTTTTGCTCACTGCTACTACCTCCGCTTCCTTTCAACTTTTATCTCAAATTAATAACCACTTCCTTGCCTTGACGTTCTTCGATGCACCGGTCGTTAATGAGCCAGCATTCATCTTTTTTACCATTTTCGTCATAGCATTTGACTGTTATTTCCATTCCTTCGCAGTCATGTTTGACTGCCCATTTATAAAACTCTTCGACGGTCATTATTATCACCTCTCTATTTTTACAAAAAACGTCCAACGTGTTTTTCCTTGCTTATCTCCGGCAAGCGGAAGATAAGGTAACGCACACCTTAGCACATTTTTATGCGGAATGTCCTCGTCGCTCCATTTAAACAGCAGCATCCCACCAGGTTTAAGCACTCTAAAGCACTCAGCAAACGCCTTTGTCATCCACTCTTCCCATAGCAGCGGAAGTTGCCCATACTTCTGTGCCAACCAACTGCTCTCGCCAACTTTTACCAGGTGCGGCGGGTCAAAAATGATGTAGCTAAATGCTTCATCTGCTATATTCTCCATGTTGGTTACATCAATTATCTTGTCTGGCTGAATATGTAATTCTCTTCCGTCGCAAAGCTTTGTATGCAGCTCTCGTATGTCACAAAACATAACAGCGTCGCTCTCTTTGTCATGGTAGAACATCTTGCTTCCACAGCATGGGTCTAAGATAAACGGCTTATCCATTATTGCCTCCTTGCGCTGCATTGATTTTTTTAGCAAGCTCATCCATAGCTTTCTCTGCTTCTTCATAATCGCTACATTCTTTATAGCCGAATTCTTCTCCGTTTTTCATGCTTACGAGGATTGTATAATAGCAGCGACTCATACCTTTGCACAGCGCCACTCTTAAGCCAACAACATTGCTCATATCTTGCCACGTGCCATTCTTAAGCTTAATTAACATTCCTTTCGCTCTTCCTCCTTGCGTCCGCCGACATTCTCCAGCTCATCACCGATACGCTTAATGGTTTTGCCCAGGATTTTACACATTTTCTTCAACCACTCTACGCTATGCCCTTCAAGCACCTTGTCCATTTCTTCGTCGGACAAATTGCTAAAGCAGATGCTTTCCCAATGTTTACCGCGTTTAACGCGGAAATATACGCCGTCTAGTCCTCTTTTTGTTGTCATTTTTTATCCTCCCTGCCAAAACTTCACACTTTCTTAACTCGCTACGCATCAGCTCACGTGCCTTACGCAAGCAGTAACGATAATATTTCAGCTTCTGCTGTCTTCGCTTTACCACAGCCATATTAACCACCCAATCGCAGCACCTAACAGAGCACCAAACATAGCAGGTATACCGATGATTAGTATAACCGTGATCATGTCGATGATTACATTTAGCAATTTACTCATTTGCATTACCTCTGTTTGGATTCTGTTTCCAGCCACCTACAGGACGATACAGATGCAAAATATCGTATATCCTGCCTACGCCGTGCAGATATTCGCTTGCTTTCGGATGAATCTGATGAACTTCTTCTTCCGGCAACCAGAACACGTCTTTAACCTGGCACATAACCTCCCATGAAGGTGTTTTATTCGTCGTGCCGCAAAATTTCACGCTCACGTGCTCCCATTGGTTGCCGTCCTGATCAAGCTCAACGCCTACAACACACTGCAAGCTCTTTTTGATTCCCGGCAGATGCAGGAAGCCTGTCAATACTAAGTCTTCAAAAGCAAAGTCATTTTTCTTGTCGGCTTGAAACTTTTCGTTTGCTAAAATCTCCTTGATACTTCTCATCTTAATCTCCTTGCTCCACATAGTTGCGGATTGTTACTGCATTGCTTGCATTCCTTATCGCACTCCCAGCAGCATACGTGGCAAACCTCGCTTCTTACGCAGCCGGGGAACGGAAAAGGGCAAACATATTTATTTTTCAGCTTTTTCGTGATTATCGGCTCTGTATCTTTCAAAAAATTTTCGGCAGGCTTCTGAGCTGTAGCCTTGCTTTTGTTAGTTGCCTGCCGTCTAGTTTGCGCAAGGCTCATGATTTTGTGCTTGCACTCCTTGCCACCGCAGCTCATTCCTTGCCGCCGGGCTAGGTTAGATACATCTCTGTAACATTCAGTGCCACATTCGCAAAGGCATTTTGCAACAGAAACCTTCTTTTTAGGTCTGATGCTGATAACGCCTGGCGGATAAATTTCAAGCACTGTCAGCATACCTATTTTTTGCCCTAGCAGATAGCTCCAATCCTTATTCTGCATTAAACCGACTTCCTTTCGCTTTACTTTAACCAAATCGTGCCATAGCATGATGAGCATCTAAACGCCCATTTTACAGCACCTTTTCTGTCTACAATCTTTGCACCGTAGACAAGCTTTATTTTTTCCTGCTTGCAATGAGGGCAGCATTGCTTGCCTTCGTCTGTTGTTCCAAGTAAATATTTCACTGTTGCCCCTCCGTTACAGTCAAAAATTTTAACACTCTGCCTGTATTACTGATTCTGTATTCTTCCAAATCATCACGCTTTAGGTACTGCCTTCCGTATAGTGCTTTCATATTCTCCCATACAAGGAACGGCACATTATAAAAATCTGTCAGATTAAACGATACCAGGACAAAGCACCTTGCTCCTAAAAAATGATGAACCTTTAGGTATTCTAGCTGGTGCGGTTCAAGTCTGCTTCGCAGCATCTTATCGCCGTCGGTGTGCTTCGCTTCAAAGCACACCGCTAAACCACCCCTTAGCGTTCCCTTATAGTCAACGCCGCTTTTCTTTGCATAGTTGGCAATGAACTGTCCATGCGCTCCATAAGGGCGGATATAATGTACAGGCTCACTCTGTTTCTCAATCTTCGCAATGCCATGTTCCTCGTAATACTGGCAGCCTGCGTCAATCATCTTTTCAAAGAACGAACCGCTTGCCTTGCTACGCTTGCCCACGATGATACTTTTAAGCTGATTCATGTTTCTTGTACCCCTTGAATTTCATCCTGCTGAAAGCGTATCTCAGATAAGCTAAGTCCTGAAGCACATCAATGTATTCAAGTTTATCAACATACACCTTGCTTCTTCCCCACGTGCTAATCAGCTTCATGCTAGGATTGTAGGTCTGGTGATATATCGTTTTGTACAAAAAGCAATATTCACTGCAAATCTTTTTGAAGTCATCTTTCTTTAATTCGATTTCAGTAAATGCCAGCTTACGCAAGCGGTTAACTTCGTCTTTAATCTTCATGCTGCACCTCGCTTAAAACGGAATTTCCTCATTAAAAGGTACTGCGCTGCCAAAACCTTGGAAGTCCTGGCTTTCTTCTCCCGGTTTCTGCTGAGATTCGTTGCCTTGCTCTCTACGCTCAATGAATTCAAAGTGCTCCGCAATGACCTCGGTTACATATTCCTTTTGACCGTCTTTAGCGTCATAGCTGCGAATTTGCAGTCTGCCTTCAACTAACACACGCTGTCCCTTGCTAAGGTAGTTGCCACAGATTTCAGCCTGTTTACCCCAGATAACAACAGGGATAAAGTCCGCTTCACGCTGTTTGTCTTTGGAATAAGGTCTGTCAACCGCAAGCGTAAACTGAGCAACAACCTTGTTTGTAGGAGTGTATCTTACCTCCGGGTCTTTTGTCAGTCTGCCTAATAAAACGATTTTGTTCATGCTTTTTGTTCCTTTCTCTTTAACGGATTGTCCTGGCAGAAAATTTCGCCGCCTTCTTTTTTGATTTTTGCTTTGATTTCGGCAATAGCTTTATGCAGATAATAAACCTCACCGCTGTCATGATACATATTGATATAGAAATTTACTATTGTCGTAAAATATCTCTTATCTTTATCACGATTTGCACTTTCAGTGACTCTCGTAAGCTCTTTAGCGTCCATAATTCCCTCCTATAATCCTAATAACTTGTTGGTAGCAGCAAAGCCTTCTGCAACCTTCTTCCTGCGTCTGCTTGCGTGTGTAACCTCTACCGGGTGGCACATCTGCAAAATGCGGTCATAGATTCTTGTTTCCGTTATCGTCTGCGGCTTTTTGATTGCTTCAATCGGCAAATTTGTTGTAATGATTGTAGGCAATCCGCTCCGGCAACGGCTGTCGATGATCTGGAACACCAGCTCCTGAGCAAACTCCGTGCGCCGTTCTGCTCCTAAATCGTCAAGCACTAACAACTCAAATTGATTAAATCCGTCAAGATACGCTTGCTTTTGTTCAGTGCCCCACAGTGTATTGAACACTCTGCCAAAATTAGTCATTAAGCAAGCTACACCTTTATCAATCAGTGCATTGACAACACACGCAGCGGCGAACGTCTTTCCGCTCCCGGAATTTCCGTATAGCAGCAATCCTTTATGCATCCTGCGAAAATCATCGTAGTGCTCAACAAAATTCTTCATTGCTCGCATCGTCCGCTCATCTGCGCCGTCATCATGGCTGAAAGTCTGTGACTGAAGCTCACGCTCCGGGAAGCCAGCTTTTCTAAGCTCTTGTACCCTAGCAAGTCGCTTTTCATGTTCCTCACGTTCACGCTCTGCCTGAAGCTCTTCCGCTCTGCACTTGCAGATACAAGTTACAGTTCGTTCAACGCCAAACAAGAAACCTCTGCATTGCTTCGGCGTATGGCATTTACCACACATAAGCAATCCGTTTTCGTAATAATCATTTTCGTTTTGCTTATTAAGCTGTGAAGCATTTTTAGCAATGTGATTTACAGCAAGCGTAATCGAATTCTGAACATCATTCGCATTCATGCTATCACCTCACTAAAAATATTTGTCCAGGTCTGTTTGGTCGTCCGGCGGTTTAAAATCATCCGGCGGTTTCTTTGGCTTTTGATTGTCACCGCTCGCAAGGTTTCTTGCAACTCCCTCACAATAGGCTATTGACTTCTTGCCTTGCTGCGCTGTTATTGTTACCGCTTGCATGGCTATTAGCTCGCCGTGCTCCTTAACAATAGCCTGTAACCGCTCTGCAATATATGGCGTTATCGGCGTAACATTTTGATTCCAAAAGCCAACAGGATTATTATCGCTCGTAACATTTTCGTAACTGTTACACGTAACAACAGAATTTTCATTGCAACAACCACTACTAAAGTTGTTGTTGTTACTCTTATTCTTATTCTCTTTCTTATTCTTACTCTTATTCTTATCCGTAACATCTGTGTTTGTTACATCGTTGTTACACGTAACATCTTGACTTGTTACGCTTTTGTTACACGTAACATCTTCGTAACATTCCGTAACATCTGTGTTTGTTACATCGTTGTTACACGTTTTGGATTGTTTTTCGCGCTGCCTTTTAACTCTCATTGCTTCCTTGCAGCGTTCACGCTCCTTAAGCTTTGAAAGCTCTTCGGCGTTCTGATACTCACTCCAGCCTACAATATAGATATAGCCGTTATCCTCTATATCTATCATGTTGTACTGCTGAAATACTTCTAATGCAGCTTCCGCAATTTTAGGCTTAAAACCACCAACAGCAGCTAAGGTTTTGGGTGTATACGCTACACCTTCGGTAGCGTATACATAACCACCATCATTTTTTTTGCGAGCTAGAGCTAACAGGAAGAACCACATTAATGCCAGGCTATCACCAATCTTCGTATCAGCACGCAGTATCTTAATCTTGTCACTGTCGAATACATCAGCACTAACCTTGAACCAGCTCTCCATGTTGCCCTCCTACAATAACTTCTTCCATAATGGCTGCCGTCTAAGTAACCTTACATACTTCATAAGTGCTTTCTTTCTCATAGATAATTTCTCCCTATTTTCTCTATCCACTCGTCCCTGCTATGTTTATCTTCATAGCAGGTTTGAGCAAATCGCCTTAACCGCAAGTCTGTTTCCCTGTCCAAATGAGGTCCGAGCTTGCCTTTATGATGTTCGTAACATAACCAGATCGTTAAACCCAGCTTATCCGAAATCTTTCTTCCGGCTGTTCCGAATATCACGTGATGACGTTCAAGGTTACGTGTTGTGCCACACATAAAGCACTCTTTTTCTGATTGTAGAATACTTTTCTTACTCATGCTGTCTGCCCCATTTCTTCAAGCAAGGTCTTAATAGCTGTATGAGCAAGCGCATATTGAGGAATTGTAACCATTTTTTCAAGCTCTTCAATAGTCAAGTCTTTGATGTTTTTGTAGGCAGCAAGCGGTCTGCCGTTCTTATCGTGACCATTAGCAACAGTTACAACAATGTTACCTTGCGGAGTAATCTTAACGAATTTATCTCCGGTAGATTGCGGTTGAGCTTTAGGCTTCTGCTCTTTGTTTTTACCTCTGAGCTCTTGCTTCGGTTCCGGTGCACAAGCTGAATTTCCGTCATCGTCCTCTTGCGCAAGTCCAAGAGCTGCTGCAAGGCTATATCTTCTAGCATATGTCAGTGTACTACCAAAACCCTGGGCATCATTTTTCTGAATAGGATAACTGCTAGTAACTTTAATAAACTGACCGCTGCTATGCATGATCATTGTAGTTACAGCAAGCTTATTGCTTTCTACAATTCCTTCGTTAGCCTGGAATATGCTTAAGCCGTTCTTGCTAAGCGGCTCACGTGCTACGTTCAGGCATTCCGCTAAATCCGCATATTTGCTTTTAAAAAACGGATTGTCACAGCCTTTAACAGCATTTTTCATTTCGCCCTGAGCCTTTGCTAAGGCTTCAGCCAAAGCGTCGATTTTCTCGCTCATTTCCATTTAAATCACCTTTCCTTCCTTAACCAGTTCTTCAAGTCTGCTGTGAAGCTTAAGAGTTGTTTCAGCATCCCAGTGACAGCATTCACAATAACTGCCAACTTTAGGATAGGTTTGCATATTTACCGACAAGCTGTTAACGTTATAGCTTAACACATCACCTTCACGCACAGCTTGTTTTTCCTGGTGGTATCCGAAGTGTTGATACTTACATTTGCCATCCCTGGTACAATGTGCGCAAGTCTTAAAGTCTTTCAACCAGCTCTCTTTCGTCTGCTTCTGTTCGCCGTGCTTTCTTTTTCTGAAGGCTTCAAAGCCTTCCAAACTAAGTCCGCTGCGAGCTAACACGGCGTTAACCTGTTCATTAGTTACCATATACATCCTCCTTTTGAATTCCGAAACCAAGCTTTAAATCAGCATAGGCTTTAACTACTCTGCCTTGTGCAGTTGTATAGCCTTTTAGCTGAAGCTCTTTGTTCCATTCCCTTATAAGCGAGTAGCCTTTTCCAACGCCTACGCCTAAAAGGTTGGCAATATCTTTAGCTGTGTAGAATCTGCTTTCCATGTTTGACAACCTCTTTTCCGTATGCTATACTATATATGACCTATTTTTTAAACCGATTTCCTTTCGACTTTATTTATAGGTTAAAGGCTCTCTATTAGCGTGGGGGGTCTTTTCTTTTTGTTCTTCTTCGATACCAATCAATACAAGCAAAGCCTGTGCACCTTCCCGGCATTCTTTTAAAAGACTGTCGCCGAGGTGCTTTTTTTGTACTGTTTTCGCTACCATTTGCGGAAACAACTCAACCACTTCACCGACTTCTTTTTGCGCCCTTAACATATTCACTGCTAAATCATCAACAGGAGGAATAAGTCCAAAAACGTCGCAAAACACTACATTTCTTTGCAGGTGCTGTACACGTAACCACGGTGTACGGTAGAGTTTTGACATTGTTAGTGCAATAACATCAGGGCATTGCCGCCAGTCAATCTCATAGTCTTTCAAGCAGCTAGAAGAAATCCCTAGTTTTTCTGCCGCCTTAATGCGGTTCAAACCTGCATATTCTCTAGCTGCTTTGTAAATATTAGTTTGAGTTTCAGACATCTTAAAAAACTCCTTTCTGGTATAATACAAGTATGGCAGTTAACCAATCGTTATAAATCTGCCATCATTGATTCTTCACTGTGTAGTAATTAACAGTGACTACATCTCCAGGCTGGAGATAACGGCGGTTGGCGGTCAGGTGCTGGTTGTCTTTGCTCACGTTATACCAAAACTCGTCAAAACAAATCCTTGTTTTGTTAAGCAGAAAATATTTGTCAGCGATTCCATACATGGTTTCGCCTTCTTGTACAATGTGCGTAACTGTGTGCCTTTGCACCTGGCTGTCCGAAAATCCGCCAACTAAGCTAAGACAACACCAAACAAAGATAATGCATGTAAAAATTTGCAATACCTTTTTCATCTTTTTCACTCCTTTACGCTTCCAAAAAATAATCAACGCTTACGCCGAAGTATTCGGCGAGCTTTTGTAATGTCTTTAAGCTCGGAGTATATTTGCCTTGTTTCCAATAGGTAAGCGACGGAGCGTTAATTCCTGCCTCTTTAGCAATCCTATTAGCCGACAAACCCTTTTCGAGCATTAATTTCTCGAATTTACTATACATTTTTCGCTCCTTTCCTTGCATAAAATAATCTACTGTGATAGAATTATATTAAAGTAATTTAACACTAGCACTGATTTAAAGTGCTTTAATTTAAGTATTAACTTACTATAATTATTATACTACTTTAAAGCGTTTTTGTAAAGTAGTTTAATGAAATTTTTTTAGGATTTTTTGGAGAGTTTTACATGTACGAAAAACTTGCATTACTGCTGAAGCAACACGGTATCAGTGCTTCAAGATTAGCAAAAGAAACAGGCATTAGTGCACCAAGCTTAACTTATTGGAAGCAAGGCAAATACACACCGCAAGCTAAAACCATTCAAGCTATTGCTAATTACTTTAATGTTCCTGTTGCATATTTTTATGATGACACTGAATATGCTTTAGGTATAACGAAGCAGCAAGCTCATGACCTAGGCATAGATACCGAAGCATTAAAGCAGCAGCTCAACGCCCAGCTTCTCGATGAACAGGCTATTGAGATTGCTAAACAGATTCAGAAGCTCGATGACACCCAAAAGATGGCTATCGAGCAAATTATAAAAGGGCTGTTGCAAGGCAAAGGCAAGGCCTGACTTCCCCTTCGCCAGCATGGCATAATACCTTGCAATTTAAAGAAAGGAGGTTAAAACGAAGTCGATGTCATACCACTAACGAGTATGCACAGCTGATTCGACAATTACCAACAGAGCATGTGTATTTCCTGCTACTCTGCATAGAAATTGCCAACCAACTGGTTGCAAAAAAAGCAAGCTGAAACTGTAAAATGCGGACTTAATGATTCAACTTGATGTTAGGGGGATTCTCTTTAGGGAGCCATTTTGTAGAAGAACTACAGCGATAAGAGGGCGCATATGTCCGTCCTCTTTTTCGTGTGTATAGAAAGAAAGGAAGTCGGTATTAATGAAAGAGTTTCCGATAACCACCGAACAAATGTCATTATTTGGTAAAGTAGTTCCTTTTAATAAACATAATGCGGCAATTCTTCTTTATAAAAGATACTCTCCAAACAGAATGTATTGTATTGCATGGGGAAATAATGATTATTATGTCTTTGATACCTGTTCAAATCGTCTTCTGGCAAAAGGTCACCGCTGCATAGAGCTTTTTGATGCTTATATAGCTAACAATGGTTCATTTTTGCTAGAAGAATGGCTTGATAGAACGACGCTTTCCTCAAGGGTTACGATTAAATCTATTCTCGGCAATACAGTATACAAGCAGGAATTTCCTATAAATATTTTAGGTTCTACTCTATCAGAAAATGGACTGTTCGCATCTGTCCAACTATGTGGTGGTTCTGGACCGTTTGCAAATAACCTTGTTATTATCGACTTACGAACAGAATCAAGGCTTGCTGCTACATTCCCGATTCAACCAGATGTAAACGGAGTAGCATCTTTTGATAGTGAAAACGACACGGTTTCTTTGAGCTTTAACAATTGCAAAGAATATAGATACAGCATAACAGGTACTTTTATTGATAAAGAGAAATACATGGTTTATGCAGAATCTAAATACACAGGAGCAAAAGCATTTCAAGCTGCTAAAAAGCACTATGCTAATATATCAAGCACAAACATAGCTGATTATAAAAATGTTCTTGACCTTATAAACCGCTCACTGCTAGATATACTTTCTGTACCTATGAGAGCAAATGTATATAGGCTTCTAGGTGATATTCAGCTAAAATGCGGAAATAAAGCAATAGCTATCAACGCTTATAAAACAGCGTTATCAATCAACCCAAAAGTTGGTGTAAAAACACTACTTAAAAATTTAGCAAAGGAATGAGCTTGTATCATGAAAAAGCTAACAGTATTATTACTATCCCTACTCTGCTTCTGTTCATCAGCTTTTGCCACTAATTGGCAGTGGGTATGCTCTACAAGTGAAATTACTGTTTCGATTGACACTGACACCATTGCAAAAATCGGCAGCGCATATACATCATGGATTAAAGTTGTGCCTTTAGAATATGCACAGCGAACTATATATGGTGAAAAGGCAGCCATGATATTGGAACAATATAGTTACACAAAAACAGACCTTGGCGCAGATTGTAAAAGGTTACAAGCAGTTTATTACAACAAAAGCGGTAACGTAATATATCACAATACAGAACGTCAAAACTGGAGTAGTTTAATACCAAACTCCGTTGGCGAAATAGTTTATAAAAAAACAGTTGAACTAGCTAATGCGAATACAAAAAGCGCAGAAGCAAAATAATAGGCTATTCCCTAGCCTGTTAAAAAAATCACTAGCAGGCTTTCGAGCCTGCTTTTGTGCTTTTTGAAATAAAAAAGGCTTGAAAAACAGTCTGAACATAAAATTCCAGGTTGCTTTTCAAGCCAGTGTTTTTATACAGTTTATATCAATATTTTTATAGATTAAAAATCTTATCAGAGCTTCATATTTAGCTTATATGAGCATTTAATTTTTACTAATATAAATATAAGCAGAAGCCTTGAAAAGTCGCTTATAAGCTAAATACTAAAGAGATTTTTTAGCGTTTTTGGCAAAAATTATAAGAAGGGAGCTGCAGAACATGACAGTAATAAAAAATCCTAAGACAGGAAAATGGGACTGCGCTTTTTGGTATAAAGATTGGCAAGGCGTAAGAAAACATACAACAAAAAGAGGTTTTGACAAAAAGCGCGATGCTGAAAAATACGAAAGCGACATGAGAAACAAAACTCATACACATGATCCGAAATTTAGCGAAGTTATTGCAGCATACCAGCAAGAGCTGGACAGCAAATTGAAGCTAGGAGAATTAAAGCAGTCGACTGTCGACAAGAAAAACCAGGCATTAAAATATTATGTCCTCCCTTTCTTTGAGAATATGAACGTCGACAAGGTTACTCCGCTTCAAGTTATGCGCTGGCTTGCCATTCAAAATGAGAAATCAAAAAAAGAACGGCTCTCAAGCAGACTGCTAAATCAGATACGTTCAGAATTAAGCCAGGTCTTTGAATTCTCTAAAAGAAATTGCGGGACAAAAAATAACCCTGTCATTCTTACTGACAGGGTAAAGCCATATTCCAACGATACACGTGCGAAATTATGGACAGTAGAACAGTATAAGATTTTCTATGACGATATTAAGATAGCTTCACATAGAGTACTGTTCAATATCATCTTTTGGGCAGGCTTGCGCATAGGTGAAGTTATGGCACTGAAAATCGAGGATATATCGCCATATAAAATTCATGTTAATAAATCACTGATGAGGATACACAATAAAGATGAATTTGTCATTAGCACACCAAAAACAAGAAGCTCCGTGCGTGATGTTGAAATACCGAAATACCTCTATAATCAAATCATAGACTACATAGGCACGCTTTATAAGGCTAAACCAGAAGATTATATCTTTGATGGCATAAAACCGTCGGCTATCAGAACATATATGCAATATCACTGTACTAAGTTAGGCTTGCCAAGAATTAGTCCTCACATTCTCCGGCACAGCTATGCTTCAATGCTTTACGCAGCTACCGGAGATATTCTAGCAGTCGCTAAACAGATTGGTCACGCAGATAAAAACACAACCTTTGAATTTTACGCTCACATGATGCCAGAAGCTAATAGAAAAGCTGTAGACAAATTAGAGAGTTTAACCGTTGATAAGTCAACTAAAAATAGTGAATTTTAATTTTCGGAACTCATTTTGAACTCATCTAGTAAAAAAAAGAACCACTAAATCCAATAAATACTAGGGTTTAGCGTTTTTTATGTACAATGCTCTATATTATAACACAAATAGCCTTAAACGTCGACAGATGCAATTTTGACGCTGTTGACAAAGTATTAATAATATGTAAGATGGCTGTTATCATAGTAAACTGAGCGAGAGATATATCGTGCAAGGAAGAGCAATTTCAACGAATAAGTGTCCGGAATCATCGAAGTGTTGCATTCTTGCGTGCGTATCCAAGAAGTGAGTACGCAGGAGGATGCTGATTGGCTGTCACACATAGAACTCTGGTAAATTGAGCGAGAGGTATATCGTGTAGGGAATAGCAATTTTAGCGAATGAGCATTTGGAACCATAGAAACAAGGGTACGTAACAAAATGTTACTCTCTGACAAATTTTACCGCAGTTTCGTACTGGCTCCATGCGAAATTTGCGTCGTGCCCTTTGGGCACTGGAAAATTGCTCCTGACCGAAACGATATATCTCGCGCGAATATAAGAAGTACGGTAGTAAGCCTGACACATGCTTGCGCGTCGCTTCGCTCCTTCAAGCATGGCTATCTATCCCTCCAAAAATACTCCTTGCAGCAATACTTCATTAAGAAGCTCCCGCTGCCGACTTTACTGCATAATCGTAGATTCTATCCTCAATCGACAAGCTGATTACATCAGCTCGTCGATACGCCTCGCCACAATCGCATTTGCTCGTCGCGTTGCTTCTTCAAATGCGGTGGCTTGGCAGCCAGGCCCGCTGCTGGTCATAAGATAGCTGACGGTAAAAGAAAAAAGACATGTCACATGACATGTCTTTTTTCTAACCGGCAGCTATCTATCCTCCCAGGCCGCTTCCAGCCAAGTACTTTC